TATAATTTCAGATGCTCCGAAATTCATTTCTCCCTTTATAAAGAATATTGAATGTGATTCGTCATCAGCATGTTTAGCAAATGTAACATTTTTATCTTTTATCTTTGCAGTTTCAACAGCATCAGCCGCTAATTTTGCAGCACTTACAGAAAGATCCGGTAAGTAAGACGTTCCTTTTATTCCCTCAAATCCGCCCGTAAGATTAAATACAATAACACCGGCAGCAACCGATTTTGTCATAATTCTACCAACAATTTGTGCTAATTGGTCTGCTCCTGTTGGTGCGCTTAATGTCCATCCTCCGGCAGTTACAGTATCAAGATATACAGGATCACCAACAACTCCAGCATCAGTATTAACAGCAGTCAGCCGGTAGATATCCCATGCAATAGACGTAACACCGCCAGCATTATTAGCAGCAGCAATTAATTGAGCCGGTTTATTATCACCATCTGCCTTTTCTACAACAAAACAAGAATTAGCTTCATTATATCCAGAAATATGCAGAAGTTCGCCAGCAGTCAAAGCACCCGCGCTATAAACAGTATATCGTCTTGCGCTATCTGCTGCAATATCAGCAGCTAAAACCGTATCGCTTGGTATTTTTGCGCTTGTAATAGCATCAGCAGCAACACCACTTGTTCCTATTACAGTTACATTTCTTGGTTGCAGCAGAAACAGAATTCTCCCAACAGTTGCACTTTTTACCGTAACAAATCCAATAATTTGAACTACCTGATCTGCTCCGGTTGGTGCTGAAAGAGTCCATCCGCCCGCCGTTGCACTCAGATAAACAGGATCACCAACGCTTGCAGCATTAGTATTAAGAGAGCCAATTTCGTATTTCTCATAAGCCATACCCTTCGCATTATTAGCAATAGCAACAGGTACAACTAATTGAGCAACCTTAGCTGTAGTATCAGCATCAGCAAGGGTAACTGAAGGTGCTGCAAGTGTAGCATCATATCCAGAAATATAAACCAGTTGTCCGGCAGTAATCGGATTACCCGTTTTATTTGCAATTTCAACACCTCCATACATTTGCCCTCCAATAAGTAAACTCCCTAAAATTGCTTTTCCCTTAGTTATAAGATTCATTGAAACACCCCATCAGATTTTTTATCTTCTTTTTTATCTTCTGAAGATTTATCTTTTTCCATTATCGTTTTTATAATGAATCTACATGAAATTAAACCTTCGTAGTTTTTCCATGAATGAACTTCATCAACATTAATAATATCACCGGATTTAAAAACATGTTCATTTTTATTTAACATCCCGGTAAAACTTTTTTGTACTTTGTAAATTTCCATAATATCACCAAAAAATAATATGATACTTGTTAGGTTAGCTAACAAGTATCTGAGAAGAAGTAACCTAGATCAGATCCAATTATCTTATTATCCCAAGCTACTTGTCCCTCAATTCTATCTACTTCTTTCTGTTCAATTCTAATTTTCTTAATGGCTATACCCTGTCCAACAGGTGCAAAATTCCAAGAGAAGGTATATCCCGCGCTCGGCACAAGTAGGCCCGGATTAGGAGCAACATAACACAATAAAGCATTATCTCCTTGAACCAGAGAATAAGCAGAAGTAGCACCTTCAATATTAGTAGCCTTAACAGCTTTTGCCACAAATACCTTATTAACTCCTAGAAGTCTTGCAAGAAGTTCTTCGGTTACAGCATCAGAAGAAGAGTATTTTACTCTGTCAACAAAATCAGGATGTCTCTTAAGAGTCTCAAAAGCCTGATATCCCAAAACAAGAGTATTAGGTTCAAATCCCGTATTAGTTAGAACAGTCTGCTTTCCTGTTGCTACATCTCCCATAGGATCGCTATTAGCGAAATTAGACCACTTGGTATATCCCACATTTCCAACAACATCAGTTCCCCATTTGGACGTAGCAAAGAAATCAGTTGTCCATTTAATCTCTTGTTTTAGAAGAAGTTTCATAGTAACAAGTTGGGTAGCATCCTTATCAAGATTAAATACACTTTCTGCATTTCTCCTTACAGGATCAGCTATGTCTTTGTGCATCGCGTAAAGAGCACAGTTGTAAGTATCTGAAGAAATGGTATAACCGCTTCCTTCGGATTCATCGCCAGCAGCCCTAACTTTTGCCTCATCTCTAAACCAATCATTTTCGGTATAAGTTGCGTAAGTACCGCTTGACTTATCAACCGGAATAATCGGAAATACTTTATTAAATATAAATCTTGTAGTATCTTGGACATAAGCCACAGATATATTAGTTAGTAATTGATCAAAATTAACATCGCCAGGTGTTGGTTGCATAATATCATCCTCCTAAAATAATAAAATTTAATTATTGTTTATGCGTGAATCACGCAAGAGCCGGGAAATACCCGAACACTTATAATTTCATTTGCATTAGAGCAAGCTTCAAGAGCATAAGCATAAACGAAATTTGTATTAACTGCTGTTTGTCCTTGTCCATCCGTAGAAGTCCCAATTAGCGCAAGAGCCGCGATTGCAGCATCAGCAGAAAGTTTAGAAACTCCATCATCCATAACAAGTGCTAATTCTCCAGCAACAGGATTATTTTGCAGAATACCGACGCACTTATCAGTAATCGCAGTCGGCATAATAGCTAATCCGCTTGCGTCTAGTGTTACAAATCTATATTGTTTTGCGGAAAGATCTTCTCCCGCAATAAAACTCATAGTAAATAGAGGTTTTTCAGTTGCCATAATATCACCCAATAATAAACATATCAAAAATTATTTGTTTCATTTCTTTCCATAAAGACCCGGATTAGCAGCAATAACAGCAGTTAAAGCATCAGTGTAAGAAACCTTATTCTTTTCTGCATATTCCTTTGCCATTCTATCAAGCTTCAGCTCAGGCTTCTCATCCATTCCACCCTTATCATTCTTTCCAAATTCTTGCAGTAATCCAGAAGCTTTAATTTTCTCATTAGATCCCTTAAGAGCTTTGGTTAAAATTTCATAAGCATCCTTAGATAGCTTGGTTGATGCTTCTTTTAGCATAAATCCAATTTCGTTATGATCGCCAATAACTCCATACTGCTCTTTAGCTAGATCAACAAATTCCTTAGTAAGTCTTAGCTCCTTTTCAATATCAGCAGCTTTTTTAGCTTCTTCAGCAAGTCTCTTAGTTTCTGCAAGTTCTTTAGCAAGATTTAATGCTTCCTTTTCAGCTTTATTTTTAGCCGCTAAAATCTCTTGAAGTTCTTTTTCCGCTTTTTCCTTTTTGGCTTTTTCCTTTTCCGCTTTCTCAGAAGCTTCCTTATCTAATCGTGCTTTTTCTTCAGCAGCTTTTTTAAGTTCTTCCTCAGTTTCTCCCATGTTATCATCTCCATTTTCTAATTTGATCTCTTTAGAAAACCACAAATTCCCTTCATGATTTTCTCCTTTTCTCATAACAAATTTTTTATTATTTGCGCCCCATGTCACAATAGATATTTCTTCTAATTCCAAATTAGTCAAATGATAGACTTTTGCTAAATCTATCATTTTAAAATCTTCACCCGCTTGGATATCAGAAAGATCTAATTGAGACTCCATTATGGGGATTCTTTCGCCCCATCCACCAATGGAAAAGCTATTTAATTCTTCTTTTAAAATTTCATTCCAAATAGTATCGTTATTAACCAGAAGAGTAATAAAAAATGATCCTTTTGATATGTACTCTTCAGTATTGTTATTTTCATTTGTTAAAAATTGTCCGTTCTTAAAAACAATTCCCTCGATTAGTGTTACATTTTCGGCTTTTGATTGATGTCTATATCCTATTATTTTCTCTCCAGCCAAATAATTATATGCTGCATTTTCGATATCTTTTTCTAAAAGTATATCGCCTTGCAAGTCTATAGTATTTGGCTCAGATACAACACCGCTTATAAGCCTTCTATCAGAATCAATCTTAAAAATCCTAGAATTAATAGCTTTATGAATTTTAATTTTTTGATCCATAAAGTATCCCCTTATTACATCTTATATATAGTATAATTTACAATCAATATCAACAAACAGGTTTTTATTTTATTTATTTGATATTATCCCCATAGATATTTTAACAATATCACCATTTTTATTATATTCTATATTTTCAAATCTAATTGCTTTTTCAGCATTATTAACAATTCTATTATTTACATCAATAAAAATTAATTTATTCATAAGATCCCACCCAATCAATTATTAAATACATTTTTTCAAGATAATCATATTTTAATGGAAATTTGTTGAAGAAATTTTTATTATCTATAATATATAATTTAACAGAATCTGCAAAATCCTCGGTTAAAGAATCATTATCATTTTCATGCAAATAATAAAAATCTTCCCCATATTTAGATGAAAATCCATTTTTCGCTACTGCGATATTCCATAACTCTGATGATGATAAATTTCTATCTATTGCATGCGCTAATTCATGAGCCATAAATGATTTATCTATAGCTTGCTGATTCCCAAATACATCAGGAAATCCATAAATAGTTTTATCCTCTTGATCATATCCAGCAACACTATGCACTTTATACCCATATATCTTAGATAATTCGATATCATTTTTATCATTTTCTATTTTTAATACAATTTGTTCAACATTCTTTTTTAAGGCCATTGGCATTGCATCATAATTTTTCATAGTTTCATCAATATATTTTTGTTCTACTCCCGGTGCAACAATCCTAATATCATTTGTTGGTTTTGTAGGTCTGTTATCTGTTCTTGTTGGTTTTGTAGGTCTGTTATTTGGTTTCTCTGGTATTGGTTTATTTGGGTTTTTAGGATCTTTTATAGTTGTTAAATATGTGGTGCATCTACATCTTGGATGCAAAGGTGGATGTTCTAAAAATCGTATTTCATTATTTGATGTTGCGCCTTCGTTATAAAAATTTCCACCAATTGCAGAATATTTATTTTTCATCATTCCACATTTTGAGCATAATCTATCATCCGGTGTTATCATCCAACCTAATTGATATTTATCTTTTGATATTACACCCCTTTCAACCATATCCTTATATGCACAAATATTGCCATAATTTGATGCGCTCATGCTTTCAGTTCTAGCTATTGATTCAGCTCTATACCACAATTGTTCATTTCTTTTCTGATTAACCAACTTGGTAATTTGTGCTTCAGGAAATTTTTCTTTTCTTAATTGCATTTCGTATCTTTGTAAAGCGTTTAATTGTCTTGAATTTAACCCAATAAATTTTCTAATTTCTGCTGCTGTTTCATCACAAGTTAAGTCTCCCCTAAATGATTTCGCTAACAATTCATTAATAGCATTAAAAGTTTCCTTATTAATATTATTAATTTTATAGCTTGCAAATTCATCAATATATCTAAAAGCTGCTGTCATTTTTGGATTATAAACTTGATCCAATAATTCAAATGTTTTTTTAGCTGTTTCAGAACTTGTTTTTTTAAAAATATCCTGTAATCCTAACATATCAGAAAGATATTTTTCCCAATTCAAAGCTTTATCAATTAAAGATTGATTACCTGTTGCAATAGCATTACTTAAATCAGATACATTAATCCCTCTTCTTTGATTATTAATAGTCTTTAAAAAAGTTGCTGCAAATATTGGAGCGTATTTATCAGCAATTTCTAAAATATCTTTCCAAAGATCTTTAGCCGCCTTTTGATCAATAGTAATTTCTTCGTCTGGCATAAAAATCACTCTCAAATATCAGGATTATTATCAGGATTATTATCAGGATTATCATCAGGATTATCATCATCTTCTCCAATTGCTGGTGTCTGTTGCATTAATAAATCTTCTTCTGCTGGTTCCGGTAAATCCGCAACTCTCATAAGCTTCTTTGTTAGCTCCACATTGGGGAATAGAGGTACACCGCTTTGACTCAATGCTTTAATGTAATCTCCCAATTGTTTCAAATCAATTGTTTCAATATCTTCATGAGAAATTTTAGGTAACATTTCCATGTTATCCCCATTCAATAAGAATAATTCTGGTACGGCATTATTATTAAATGTATCTTGAATAATATCTAAAAAACAACCAAGAGCAACAGAAAATAAATTAGTTTTATTATCTGCTAATGCAAAACTTCCAACTTTTTGAGTACCTAACATTATAAATTCAATCATTAATAATTGCGCAATTCTAGTATCATATCTTTCAATAATTTTGCCTATGTCTATTGTGTTATTTCCTGAGCCGGTCATACTCAACATTTGAATATCATACTTTTTATTGCCGTTTTGATCATATTCTAACGGCCAAAGCATACCGCTTGTTTCATTTCTTTTCATATCCTCGATAGCATCTTGATAACTTTGCTTAACAGTTGAAAGTGTAGAATCACTTAATACGTTTGGTGGTACCCAACCAACCAACACCCCTAAAGCATTATGTTCAACATCTATAGCTTCCATCTCTTCAAAATTCTTCTTATAGTAATAACTCCTATAAGCATTTCTTAATATTGATCGTCCTTGAGGATTATTATTATTAACTGAAGTTCTGAAATGTAACAACTTTTCAATTGGAAGGAATATCTTTTGATTGCTGACGGGATCAACTTGATAAAATCCTGTTAATTCTCCGGTAACATTATCAAAAACCCATTCATCTAAAGAAGTTTGACTTCTTAACGGAAGTTTTCTCCACCCAAATTTATTATCATTGTATTTAGATTTAGTTGTAACATCAGTGGATAAAGGCCCGCCTCTAATTTTATAAACCTTTTCTAATGCTGCCCATCCCGGCCATAACATAGTAAGAGCACTTGATATTACTTCGGGAAATGGTACATCTAAATCATCTAAACAACTATCTAAAAAATCTGCTTTTTCTAATGCCGCCGTATCTTTACCGCCCGGAATAACTGACCATATAACTTGCCTGCAAAGCATATCAACAATAAAGAAAAATGCACCTACAATAATTTCATTATCCCGCATTTCTCTATATGCCTTATTAGATTTACTAAGAGAGTTTAGTTGTGTCAACCATTCTTCCGTTATAATTCCAGCAGATCTACTTAAACCACTTCTTCCAATTTCTGCTTTAGGATCAAAACTTGTTTTACTTTCTGCCTTCTTAACATTTCTCTTTTTTGTATTTCTAACCATAATAGCAACTCCTTAAAATCTTTCTCTTTGTGTTCTCTTAAAAACTGTATTAGAATTCAATCCCGTTGGTGCTACAATTCCCGTATTAACGACAGGATCAAAACAAAAATAAGCATCATAAAGACTATCTACCATATCATCATGTTCACCAACCGGGAAAGATAATAATTCTGCCTCAAATTCAATAGGTAAATTATACATATGAAAAACTTGACCATGTTGATACTTACTTTCTAAACTCGCGAACCGGCTTATCTTATCTTTTGTGGCATGAACACCAACAACAGCATACTTGGTATTTCGGCTAACCTCTTGCACAAGAGCTTTTTGATATTGGTTATCTTCAATTCCAATTTTTAAGAAAGGATCAACTAAGGCCCATTTATTAGCCATATTAATAATTTCTGTTTGCTGATCCCTAAAAGACCATCTTCCTCTTTTAATTTCCGCAATAATTATATCTCTGGTTTTCCTATCCTGGCATAAAACGCTTATCGCCGTATAATCTGCTGTTGTTTTTTCGCTAATCGCGAGATCGGCCCCAATTGCCACATTAACTCTTTCTGGAATTACATTAACCGTTTTTAGCCATTCTTTCTTTACGCGCGCGCCCGCCGCGCTCACGAAATGGGCCAAAAATTCTCTCTCAAAAACAATATTAGTCGATGTTTTTTCAGCAGCATCAATTTCTAAGGGATCAATAAAAGGATTAGTATAAGAACTAAATTGAAAACTTAAAACATTTTTATCTTGTGAAAGAGGTTCATTATAATATGGGAATGGAGTATTGTGATGTCTTTGCCATAATCGCGGATTGCCAGGATATCCAGATAAATATAATTTGTGAAACCATCCACCCTCTTTGTAAGGCGTTGAAATGAATATTGCACTTCCTTTTCTATCTGCTAAAGATGGTCTTAAGACTTCGCTCCATACTGATTCTTTGCAAAAATCTGCTTCATCCATAATAAGGAGATCTAAACCTTCACCCCTTAAATTTTCAGGATGATCAGCACTCTTAAAAGAGATAAAACCATTGCCCGGAAAAGTAATTGTTTTATCAGCAATGTTGACACCAATTCCCAAATCCTTTGGAAGTTGATAAACCAGAGATAAAACTAATCTCCAGCCAATCATAGATGTACTATATACCGGAGCAACCCACCAAACTTTTTTTCCGTTAAGAGCATTTTGGAAAGCTATATTTGCACACATTCTGGTGTTATGTGTTACTATATAATTTCTCGTTATTAAATATGTCCCATCCTTACTATCAACAGTTATACATTTAGTGGGGATACTATCAACTTTTTCCACATTTATGATATATCTAAATTGATTATTATGGTGATAACTAAGCTGTTTTTCTAATTTTCTTGTTAGTTTAAAAGCTGGTAAACTAGAACAAAATACTATATCATAAGAAATATTTGCATCTATACCGTTACATTTAGGATGTCTGATATATTTTTTATATTTTATTCCTAATGATGATAATAATTGAGATATACCAGTTATTATTTTTTCGTTTGTATTTGAAAAACAACATAATCCACTTGGTTCAACTGTTCCATCAGTATCCATCAATCCCTGCAATAATAATAATCGTTGATTAATATCACCAAACAAATATTCATCTGGTATATGTTTATTATTCAAAAGATTGTTTAATCTAAGTTTTTTATGTAATCCTAAAATACCATGTGTTATATCTTTTCTATACGATATTTTATATCCATATCTTTCAATATTATTAAATATTTCATTATCTATTCCTGTTATATCACCTGCTTTCTTTGAACCATCGCCTAACCAGCAGCCTAATATATAAGGATTTATATCTAATATTTTTGTTTCATATTCAACAGGGTTACATAATTGAATTGCATGATTAGTTTCATTTTTATATTTTAAGCTGTTTTTTATTTCTAATGTTGTTCTAACATTTGGACCGCTTGATAATCCCCTGGAAGAATTTTTTCGTTCTAATTTATCAAATGTTAACCAGTTATGTTCAAAATCTGCAATTATAGAATAACCATCATTAAACGTAATTTTATAACAATCTATATTATGAATATCAGAAACAAATAAAACATTATGTAGTTTTCCATCACTACCAAATATCTTATCTCCTATTTGTATATCTTTTAATTTTTTAAATCCGTTATCTATCGGTATTTCTGTTTCGATATCAAGACCCTTGCCCCATCTTCTACCACAAGAAAGAACTTTAAAACGTGCTTTCTTTTTTGCTACAACTTCCTGTAAAGGATATAACGGAGGCAATTCTATTTCTATAATTCCCATACTATCAACTCATAAATATTATAGTATCATTTACAATCAATAGCAACACCCCCATTTATCTTTATAAAATTATCATAATAGTAAATCGCTATCAACAACTACAAAAAACATATCTATGAACCAATATATTATCTGCATGTAGTAAATATTAAAAAAATATCACAAATTAATTAGAGGATATAACGGACTTCGTTTTGAATTTCAAACAGAACAAAAAATTAAGTTTTCTCAAAAGAAGAAAAAATCACCATAATTTTATAAAACTTGATTCACCCATGAAAGTATTGACTTTCTAACCCAACAAAATTTTTATAAAAATGATTTATAATACTTTTGCTTCATCATATTGGCACAAGTATCTTTCTATTGCTTCTGTTTCTGTTGTATAGGTATATTTCTTGTCGGCGTTTTTTGCCATGCTAAATCTTATTTCGCCGTTTTCAAGTTGTTTAGTATATATTACCCTAGTATATACTGTGCCGTTAATCTGTACCTTGATTTCTTTGATTGCTATGTTCTTTATTGCCATAGATACTACTTAGTTATCACCATATTTAAGCTTTTCTACAAAACGCATGTTTTTCTTTTTCGTTGGTATCTTCGCGATTTCCCTTTATATACTCTTGCGCGAACCTGGATATCTCGCGTAAAATACCGACAAAATACCGACAAAATTTCGCGAAAAATCAAAAATAGGACTTTCTACCAAAAGCCTTATATATGCTAGAAAACCTATAAGAGAGTATGGAAACAGGATTAAGCTTTGAGATGTTTAAAAACCAATGGATAGTTACCTCTAAATATGCTCCCAGATACTTGAAAAATCCGGCAGCTATTCCAGTTGAATCTATCCGGGCAAAATGGCTTGAATCCCTCGGAGAAATCGCGAAAGAAGGCCCATTATCAGAGAAAGCTATTGATAGCTTCATATCAGAATATGGAGAAATAGCTTTACTACAAACCTTTAGAGGCATATACTCAAAAGGCTTAATTAGCTATGTACCAAAAGATAAGACAAACGCTCATTGCCAAAATCCAGCAATGTTTTAAACTTTTAAGGTGATAAAATATGAATAAAATAGAAATTACATCATTTGAAAAGGATATTTGGAAAATAGATAACGGGGAATATATTATCAACGTAGATATAACTAAATTAGATCAAGATTTACGAAAGGCTATGATAACAGATTTACTTGATAGTCTTTAAAATCCTTTTCGCGCACAATTACCAAAATACCTACAAAAAAGAACCAAAAAATCCAATTTTCTCTTTTTCTCCGAAAAGCTTATATACCTCAGAAAACAAGTATAGGGTATGGCAAAGAATACCACATACAGGATCAAGCTGAGCACGACAAAAGACCATATCATCTGCGAAGTTGAAAAGGCAAAATTCAATAAGAAGGAAAGGGATATCTTAGAAGAAAACAATTTCACGGTACAGGCAGATTATCCCAACTATGCGATAGCCGTAAACAACAGCGAAAATATTACAAAAGCTATTAGCCTACCATTTAATAAGATAATCGCAACAGAAGAGTTATTAGATATGTACCGCGCCATTCGCGGCGATGCAAACAAACCACATTACAAGCATGACTTATCTAGCTGGCATCCTGGCAACAACCAAAAGGAGATCTAAATTATGAAACATTCTTTTTCTTGGATGAGGAAAGACCTTGTAGCAACTTACTTATACAAGGCAGAAACTATCATGATGTACTCAGAACGTGATTTAATCAATGAGTATTATAAAATTACCGGAGGATTTTAAATGTATTCTAAAGAAATGATAGAAGATCTCTTAAATACAACTTTTCCAGATAACGAAAAGAACCAAGACGAATATGCGCGAGGATTTAGAAAGGCCTTAAAAATTGTATTAGAAATTATAAATTAACAAATTTTTATTTGTTTTTCTATATACTCCCGGTAACTTTCATTATACTCCGATAGCTGCCGCATAAAATTATCATATCCAGTCTCGTTATTAAGTATAATTTTATCTATATATGCTGATGTAAATGTTAAAGCATCTATATAACCATTCATATATTCGGAATTTGTAAAATTAAACTTATATATATAAGGTTCGTTTTCTTCAGCCATCCCAACACTAACCAACATTAATATACAAACAAATACTATTAAAGTCTTCATTTCAAACACCTAAATAGATAAGGTATTTTAAAAGTATTTAAAAGTATCTACTAACTAAAAAATAACATTTGGCGATCTTCTGCGCGAAGCATAATAATAATTATTAATCATGATAATAATATGCTAAAAAATTTATCTCACTATCCCAAATCTGGAATAATGAGAAAGTCCAATAGATAACGGTTTAATTGGCGAAACATTCATAGGTTTTCCTGAATCACCTATATCAAGAAATCTCCATTGTTCATCAGTAGGTCCAACAGCAGCACCATTCATATACAAATCTGAATTATTATACTGCTCGAATAAATCCGCCCATTGGGAATTATCCACCTTGATTATTGGATCTACCATGCTAGTATTATTCGACACATTTGTATTATTTCCAAAACCCTTATTAGGATCTTCATTTGCAGTAATCGGACCAATCATAAGCCATATACATAAAAGTAATAATATTCTTCTCAAAGTATCATCTCCTAATTATTCTATCAGGTACAAAATCAATGAACCTATTTGTTATTTCCTCTAATATATCAACATCTTTTATACAATGATCAACAATATAAGAAAGTGCTTTTGTATCATGCGCGAAAAGTGCGCTCATCCATTGCCGCATATCGATCTTTGTCTTTTGGGTAGTATAATCTGTTCCAGGAATTGTAATAAGTTCATTAATTCTCTCCATTCTTCGCGAACCAGTATTAACAATTCTCTTAATTGTATAATACATATCAAGATGCTTTATTTTCTGTGGTGGTTTCAGCCCATGATAAAAACATCGCGTCCTTATCATTGGCATATCAAACCCTGACGAATAATAACCAATAACACCATCATAAGAATTAATATCTGAGATTAATTTTTCCAAAAATCGCTTTTCTGCCGATAATAAATCTCTCCGATTCAAGTTTATCTTATGAACTTTATGTTTATTGTTTCCCCATGTTTTTATTACACCACATAAAATAATATCAAAATCCCCCTTTAATCCCGTTGTCTCAATATCTATAAGACCAACCTTATAATTGTTGGGATTTAAAAAAAGTTGAGATTTTGCGGATTTCGTTTTTTCCAAAAAAACATCTCCTATTATGGGATTTCAACATTATCAGCAGATGCATTTTCCTCTTTGGGAATATCCTCGGAGATTTCCGGTTTAGCAGAATCCCCCCAAGTCAATTTTATTTTAATTGGGTTATCGTTATCACCACCAATGCTTATCTTGTCTGATTGCTTCAAAATGTTCTTTCCAAGCCATTTAAGCATGTCTGGATTTCCACGATAACCGTTATCAGGATCAGGAAAAGCTACTTGAAACTGCGCACGTCTGATACTCATTTTCCCATCAGCAAACCCTCTATCAATAGCTTCTTGAATTTCAGGATGTCGCTGTTTCCTCATTGCGAAAGTATCAACATCTATTCCTAAAATATAAGCTATTTCACCATCCAAACAGTGAATATGTGCTAATCGCTCAATTAAATTTAGTTGTAAATCTATTTCTCCAGTTGGGCCAGTTCCCCCTTTCCCCTGTATTCTAAAATTTCTTGCATCTGCATAAGCTGAGGCATCCATAATAATCAACTACCTTTTATCATTTTATTATAATTTTAAAGGGAAAAGAGGCATATCCTTGTATTTGAATAAATATAAGCATATGTTGGAAGGCTAGACATATGCAATTTATTCTGTAATCCTCTTTCTCCCATGCTTTGATAAATATAAACATGTTTTTATCTAACTCTTGTTTTCTCCCATTCTATTATTCTTTTAATTCTATCATTGTGTTCTTTTGCTTCCATTGATATATCTGCAATAAAATTTAAATCGGTATTATTCCAGCTTGAAGGGATAACAGCATCATTTTTTTCTATCATCCTCAGATTAATATCTTCTAAAATAATTCCGCATTTATTGCATTGCATTTCTTCATATTCGTTATATTTTATTTTTCCGATACATCCTTTTTCCCGGCATGTCATAATTTCATAATAGACTTTTTTATTCCTTATTATTCTTTTATAAGCATATTGATTAACTTTAGAAATTCTATATTCTTTTGCAAGCCTTCCTTGTGCTGAAATACATATCGGGAGACGAACATCATTTACATTTATTTTTTTATTATTCTTCCCATATATTGTGAGTTGTTGAACTACTCTTTTTGTACCTGTTGATGTTCTCCATTCGGTCCCTTCCATATTCTGAATAAGCCTACTGTTAATCCTTTTCCATTCATTACATTCATTATATAGTATCATTTACAATCAACATCCTTAACCGCTTTTTTAGTTTTGGTCTATTCCACCTAACACTATTATCATACTCAATACAATCTTTTTTTATTATATTCACATTATCGCTTTTATTTATTCTTGTTACCGCATTTCTAATTTTATCATAATTCCATTTAAATACAGGAAATTCTATATTAGCTATTTCTACCAATTCCTTAATAGTTTTATCAGGATATTTTTTAATTAATAATCTTACCTGAGAATTTACGAATTCTGGAATTGATTGTTTTCTCATAATTTATTATCCTCCTATAAAATAGGATAGATATTAATCATATATAAGACTATCGGATAAGGAAACAATAATAACAATAATATAAAAATAAAGGATGCAAAAAAAAGATTTAATTATCTATTTCTTCCGCTTCTGCCTCATAGATATCAATATAGCATATATTACCTTCAATTATCTTTTCATATGTATTAATATCCTGACATTCAAAATCATCTTCTAATTCAATTCGTTTCAGCCAATTTTTTTCCAATGCTTTCTCTATTGCTTCTTCTTCATTATCTGCATCAAGTTTACAGGTTATATATCCCGCAATTGGAATAGTTACCTCAAAAAGTTTTTTTGTCATATTCTCACCCATACCTCGTAAGGTTAAACTTCTCAATAAATTTTTGATCTATGTTAAATTCCTGGCATATCTCATCCCGGCAATGTTCGAAAACCGCTTGGATGAGTTCATAATCTTCATTTGTAATTAACATTTTTATTCATCTCCCAACATATGATTTATCCATGCATTAACTATTTTATTTTTTACTCTAATATCCCATCCTTCGGATATATATATATCCTTTGGTAAAAATCCTTTCGGCCATGCTGTTTGCTCCATTTCTCTATATGCTTTTATATGATCCTTATTATAAGGATCAAAAAATTGTACGATATCCATAAGATAGCCGTCCTTATCCTTGCATCCAAAATTTATCCAGTCTCTCCTTTGGTGTTAAGTCCTTTTCTTCATGAGATCTAAGTGCAATTGCTACAAAGCTATTCTCTAAATCGGATCGTTTAATAATCTTTGCCATAGACTCTAATAGGATATCAACCCTTATAAGCTTTTCCCTCAAAAAGAGTAAAATGCCGGATTTTGTCGCTATCTTGGCAATTCCGGCGCGATCTTGCGCGAAAGCTAATCAATATCTAATTAATTACAGTGTCAACACCTATTAAATTCTTCCTTATTTCTATAGCATTTTGAATATTCTTGATATAGGATTTAAAAAAATCCTTCCTATCCTCGGCAAATCCATATCCAATATATTGCTTAAGTTCTAAATTAAATAACCTGAATACTATTCGATATTGTTTATCTCCCAATTCATTCTCTTTTAGGCTTAGATTTTTCTCAGCTTCCCGATTATCAATAATCCCATTAGCTTCTGTAACATCTATCCTAATATCGTTTTGCCACTTGTTGTTAAGCCATCTCGGAATGTAACACTTCCAAGCATGATATCTATTCAGATGCTTAAGCATATGCATGTAAACACTTGTTAAATCTTTCCCGATTGTAGCAAATACATTTTTATTATCATCATTGAATATATCGTTTTGCTCTTCCATTTTAAAATCACATCCCTTTAAAGAAATCATTAATAAACACACATCTACGTTTTTGGTATTTGTTTAAAATTTCATCAAGTTCTTTATGTGTAATTAACTCTCTAAACATTGCTTCAAGAATTACCAGATAGTTAATTTCATCTCCTATTTTCTCGGAAAGTGTTTCAATGCTTGGTAGAATACCCTTTTGTTCATAATCTTTAATCATGTCCATTATGGAGACTGTATGCTTAATTTTCATCCCGGCTAAAGCCTGGATTGAAGAGACTCCCATCATATCAGCAGCTTGCACAAAGTTATGAAACTTATTATCATTTCTCATATAGTCCTTATTCTTTCCTTGAAGGATTTTCATGCAATCTCTAAATCTATTCTTTGCAAAAATATTAAAATCTTCATTCCTCATGCTTTCACCTTTTCCCTGTTATATTCCTTGATTATTTGTACATTATTAACTTCCTTAATTATTGCAGCATCTTCAGCAAAGTCTATGTAACCACCGCGCCTCATTTCTTGCGTTATCTCTTTTATAGCATCCTCCCGATTTAAATTCGTCTTTACGAAGAATTCTCCTTCTAGGGTGCATGTTACCATATACCTAATTTTATATTCTTTTTTTGCGTCGTCGTACATATTCTAATCTCCTATGCTATCCCCTTAACTCTCCTTGTATTTATACCCATCTCTTCCAGGATGTTATCTGCGCTTTCCGGCATATTTGCTATTTTGCAAGCTTCCTCTATATTAAAATAATAAATATGTGATTTATTTGAGATGATAGACAAGTTACCCAATTGTGGTACATCCGAACCAGAATTGTCCTTATTGTGACACAATCTATATACTTTTCCATTTCTATATAGTTCTTGGTTAATGTATTGTCCAACTCTCACAAGCATATATGCATTCTCAGGCCATGCCCCAAACATATCATTGCTCCTAATGTATGTTGTTGAGAGTAATTTATTTTTCCTAATAATATAATCCAACACTAATAAACATGGTGGATGCTCACTTTCCATATCATCCTCAACTTTCCACGTCGACGCGATAGCCTGTCGCGATGTCTTATCAGCAATCAACCTACTAATTATATACTGTATTTGATCATAATAAATATATCTACCAGAATTTATATTTTCATAATATTTAAAATCCTTAAACTTTTTTAACCTTTCTCCATATGTATAATCGTGACCAGTATCCCGGTTATTTATAACATCATTTGAATAAATTTCTAAAGCTTCCTTATTAGTCCATATTCCCCTTTCCGCTATCATATCCATCTCTGGTTTTCCCAAAATAACCATTAACGGCTCAGGTAATTCCAATGTCGGTGTTACTTTCCCATCCACCTTTATATCCACAATATCCCCAAAATTAATAATTCTGGATAATATTTTCGGCCATGCTTCCCTAATCGTATCACATCTTATCTCCATTAAATCACCTATCTAGTATTTTAATAATAATAAACATTATAAACAAAAATGCAAATATTCCAAATCCAATTATTTTCTCATATATAATAATTTGAGCTAATAAATTAATATAGTCCATTTAAACCACCTTAATTAATACACTCTTGGTTATATATTTCATCCTTAATACTATCCTGATATGAATCATAACAATCCTGCGTTTTCATATGCTCCAATGTATTAAATTCTTTTTGCAACTTATCCAGTCTATCATTAAGTTTACTAATTTCTTTTTCCAATTTACGCATTTCTTTACTTTTTTCCTCTTGCAAATTTACAATATAATCCCGTTCTTTATCGGTTAGCATCAAATTATCACCTTCCCATCATAAACCTTGTAACAAATCTTATGCACTCCTTTTGTATCCGGCAAACTCGGATATAATATATATTGTTTTAAATCAATAGTTTTTATTTGCGTGTTAATTTTCCAATTAACATATATCTTGTTTTTTATATACATTGGAATAAACTTGAATTGTTTTATAATATCTTTTATTTCATCCCAAAATGATCTCGGATAACAAAATTCAAATGTAACATCTATCTTATCTATTTTCTCTTCTGCTAATACCGTATTAGTAATCTCGTATATCGCCTTATCCATCATTGCAGAAAAGCTAACATCCCAATTTTTTATCTGCAATCCAGGAATTTCAAATCTCTTGTTATATAGCATCTTTTTTAATATAACGTCATTTATAAGAAATTGTTGGTTGTTATCTCCCATTTTAAACCACCTTTGTATATCCTTTAAACTACATCTTATTTAAAGTTATTTATCCCCAACTCTTATTAAACAATTCTATGCTCAAAGTTAAGATATTAATTTTTGCTCTTAAGTATTCATCATAATCTCTAATTACATATATCTTATCAATAAAATTATAATCTATATATCCAATTCTATAAGCTCTTTCTGAATTCATAGTAGGTAAGAATTTCTTAACTAATCTTCTTAATTTAGTATGTAAATCAATATGATTTTGTCTAGTTAATGCTATTAAATTACCAGGAATACTATTTTTATGATTAAAATCTATATGATGAACAACATAACCTAATGGTAAAGTTATATTTAATTGACGTTCATATGTTCTATTACAATTCGTTTGATATATTTTATTATTCATCTAATCACCTTTCAATAATTAAATAAAGATAATTGCTTATGATTATTTTCTGTTTTATGTATTCGGTTATGTACTTTTTTTGTTCGCGGTGCATCTCGCCATAAATCAACATCATTTATTCCAAAACAATTGAAAAATCTCTTCAACGGCGGAAATAATTGTTTTTCAATATAGTACTTAGTATCTAATTCTATATTATTCTCTAATATATATTCCGGTGTATCAGCCCTATCTAATGGATTTTTAGCAGATCCTTTATAAATTAAATATTGGATTCTATCACCTAAATTTAATGCTATCCCACGATCAAATATTTTTTTTGCTACTTTTATATGAACAGGAATTACTTTATATAAATTTGATGCTTTCGTAAATTTTCTGGTTATGATTAGATCCTTAATTTCATCTAATGAATTAAATTTATTTTTTCTCATAATTTCTGTAATCGTTTTTGAAGCATGTTCAACCGCGCCGGTTAGGTTATCATCCTGTAGCACCAGTTCAATGCATTTCTTCAGGCAATCAGCTACGATAGGACAGCTATCTCGCCGTTTGGTTTCCATACCCATTGTAGCTATCTCGGACTTCCACCCATCCTTTCCCTTGTCATATCTTAGATAACAATATTTCTTTTTTTGCTCAAATATAATTCTTTTCGCGATTTTCTCATATAAAAGAGCCATTGGCTCAGGTAATCTTGCAGTTGCCATTTCCGCTATGAATTCCCCAATCATTTTTATGGTATCTAAATCAATATCCCCATATCTACCAAACGTCTCCTTATTTTCAATAAATAACGAATCTGTATTATGTAATAAGATACATCCACAAGCATCAACAAATTCATGATTATTTTCTACTGATAAATCATATACATAACCATTATATTCTTCTTCCTGTATTTTACAAACCAATTTTTTATCATGATGATTAGTTATAGTTTTTATTGCATATTCTCCCTTTTCGTATCTATAATTAATTGTATGATTTATTTTAAGCAAATTTAATAATACCGATAAATTACTTATTAATTCCAATGATATTGTACTATACCAGAAATTATTTTCACAATATTCTTCAGAATATTTTTTATCGAATTTCCTTGTACCATCACCGTCAATCAATGAATCTAAAAATATCTCTTGAATATCTTTAGATAAATTATATATAAATGATGGCATGTGTTTATTTTTCGCTCCGTGTCCACAAAGAGCATTAAATAAATGCGCTGTTGGCATATTCCCCATTTGCAATTTGCAAGTATTATCCTTATATGGCTTATATCCTTCAATACATCTTATTTTTTTATTTGATTCAATTATAGATGTTTTTGCACCAATAATTAAATCATTATAACAATTTTGCATTTTTACTAACCAATCTATATTAGAATCACAAATACTTGCACCAATCTTATTACCAAATGTTGAACTTCCGTTTGTGATATATCCAGCTAATAAAATACATAATGTATTAATATCTTCCTCATTTAAATATCGCTTGATCTTTATATTTTGTGCTTTTTTATTTCCAGATATACATATATATTCTTTTTCTGCTATAAAATGCCTGCCATCAAAACAATAATCTTTTAGATAATCCATTAAATCAATATCCGTTAAAGTTCTTTCATTATCGGGTATTTTTATATTAATCATATGATTATCTTTCATATCAATAGGTGATGTTTCACCTTTTTCAGTAATATACGAATGATCTTCTGTAGTTATCGATTCCCCATATTTTTGATTTACCCTATATATCTTTTTATTTGTTTTGTGTCGCATAATTGTTTTTATTGGTTGCCATCCATTCCTTGTTACTGTTTCATATCCAGGTAATACCCCATATTCTTTTTTATCATCACCATCTAATTTAACACTTATATCAAATATTCTTTCTATATTAATAACATTGATTAAGTTGTCTTTTCGTATTGGAATAAATCTATCATTTGTTATACTATCACCATAAACAACTCTTGTATTAAAGTATCTTATCTTATCATTATCAAAATTTATATTTTTAACTTCATCACGTTTGTAGATTTTATCTCCCATTTTAACAAGTTTCCCAAAATTATCAATCATATCCTTTGTGGCTAAGATATTTTGCCTGCCGAATGAAGTTACCGCTTCTGCAATATCCAAAAGATATAATCGCGATCTGGTATAACCAGTATAACCATAAAAACTATTTAATAATATTTTAATCGCATACTGTTGAGCATCCAAAAAACTGTATTCATCAGAATCTTTAGCATATGCTTTCATTTCTTTTTTTATTACCATTCTACCATTTAAAAGCTCAGATAATATTTTTGGTACAACTCCCTCGTAAATATCTTTGTTGATAAATGTTCCGCCTACTACCGCTTTATGATGAGGATGCTTAAGATATTCCTCAGATAATATAATACTGTCGGGTGAGTAATTTTGAGATATCATGATGGTGGGATACAAACTCCGATAATCGCATACAACAACATCCTTAAGATATCCCCGGACAGGCTCAAGAATTACAGCACCTTCATACTTAACCTCATCACTTTCATCCTCTTCTATTTCTGGTTTACTACCCATTACCCTATCTATCTTTTTAAATTCCCTCATAATCAGCATATCGATTTTTCCGGTTTGCCCGCCGTCTATGCAATCCTGTAACAGCAACCCGGTTTTTGCACTAATAGCAACAAATCGATCAAGAAGTTTTGTTTTTTCCAACAATTTTAAGACAAGATGGGCATCTCTCCTGGCATAATCACAAATCTCTTTTAAAGAATTTTGGTTGTTGGCTATCCAAAAAGTTCTCATATCCTGCATGTTGAGATCTAATTTTTCCCATTTTAATAATTCATGGCTAACCGTTCTAAGGGTATAATTTTGATAACTGTAATTCTTCCTGATCAATGGTAAAAGATCTAAAACTACCCTGCCAGTAATAGATATATTCTTTCTATCTATTAATTGTTTAATATATATTTGCCCCTGGTTTCTTCCCCACGTATTATTAAGCCTGTTATTTGCATATCGGCCAACCAGATAAGGAAAGTCAAATTCATTAATATTATAACCGGTTATAATATCGGGATTGTAATCATCCAATAATATATTAAGATATGATAATAAATCTCTCTCGTTATTAAATCCGATAACATCACTTTCTAAAGGTACATTGGGAGAAGCAACCAAAACTAAAGTATCTTTTCCCTCATATTGCGGCGAAAATGCTAGAGAAGCAACTATTATTTGATCTTTAGAGCTTTCCGGCATTCTTCCATCAGTCGGAGGTAACATTTCAAAATCAATAGAAAGGATTTTCATCTCAGCATTGATGCTATTATTAGTTCTATGGCATTTTTCGTCTATCCAAGACATTCCGCCGATATCCATATCAATCATAAACCGATTTTTATAAAGAATGTCTGCCTCATAGATATTAAGAACATCCTCAGACTTTAATTCTTCCCGGAGATTTCTTATATTTTTTGGATCATCCGTTTTAACTTTAATCATTTGTTGCTTTTGTTCTTGATATCCAAGAGGAAGATATCTTAAGCATACTGTATGACTTATTACATCCATATGCATATGTATTTTATCCAATACATCATATAATTTATTTTGTTTTGGATGCACATATAAATAGGGATAGAAATTATTATAAATCTGAGATTGTCCACCTACCCCATAAATAATAAGCCTGTTTTTATTGCTTGTTATATCTAAAACTTGCATCATAATGATATCTCCTCAATTGTATAATCTCCTATATTTCTAAAATAAAATATATAACCAAAAAATAAATCTGTATATATCCATGAGTCTATTATAAAATTTCCTTCATATATCTTAGTTTTGAATAAAAACCTACATTTTATAATTTTACGTTCATGGTAATCATTAAGTAGAATATTAACAGAATCACAATTTTCATGATAATTTAATATTGGTTGTATATCTGGATTTTTATCATGTTCTATAAATATATTATATGGATTTTCAATAATATTGTTTGCTATAAAAGTATAAACAGTATCGCATTGTGTCATTAAATCACCTTTAATTTATCATCTTTATAGAATTCAAAATATAATTCAGAATCATCACTAATACAATTAATATATATATCTCCATATAATACATAATCCTGTATTATAAAAGCTTTAAATATAAATTCTTTATTATAAAATGCTTTTTTAATTTCATTAAATTCTTCTATATTGCCACAAATAGCCTGCCCGCGTATATAATAATCATCTATATAAATCTCTTCTATATCATGCAATCTATTTATTTCAGAATATCTTATTAATTTAGCCATTAAACCACCTTCTCCCACCTAAATAAATCCTGTTGGTCAATAAACTTTTCCTTTAGAGATTTCCATTTATCTATTATTATTTTCCGCTTATCGCAGATTTCTTTTTCCCTCTTTTCAAAAGCTTTCATAGCTCTTTGTATAAAGCTAAATGTTTATAAAGGTTTTGCTTAATAACAGAAAAAGAAGAAATATTTTTATTCCAGGTATTTTTTAAATTTGCATTGATTGTTTGTTTTATCTATCTTCCCATATACGGAGCAATCAATAATATTACCCTTCGCGGATGCTCTACTCCATAAGCCGCACTTATCGCAATAAATTTTAGAAGACATTTCTACCACCAATTAACCAAGATTGTAGCCATACCTTCATCTTTTATGGTATCTATTGCCAAGCTTGCGGGTTTTCCATCCTGGGCATAATAAATTTCTGCATTCTTTCCTGTGAACTTTCCTCTTGTGATTACAATCCTCTTGCTTGTCATGATACATACCTTCTTTTATCAGCATATAAAGCTTTCGGTGATTTCTGCGAAAAACTCCAAAAAATGAAGGTATTTTGACAATTTAAAGAGAATTTGCGCGAAGGTTATCTATTTGTTTTTTTATATCAATTATTTTATTTGCGAATATATTTCTTATATTTTCTGATATTTTTGGTTCATTTGTTATAGATTCAAATTCAACAATATCATTTTCCAATTTAACAATTTTATTAATTATTTCAGTTTTTTTACTTTCTATATTTTCAATATTTTTCTTTTCTTGGTATTCATTATAATCCGTTTTTTGTGTTGTATCTCCTAATACAATATAGATTGCTTGAACTATGCTAAACGGATTTCTATATGTACTATTTCCATTCATAAAATTAAATGCTTGTTGTTTCATGTTTTTCTTAAATGTTGATCGTACATTTTTATAATTTAATGTAAATGTTAAAGCCTGTTGTTGTAATAAATCACTTGTTTTATTTTTAATATCATCAGATACTTTAGCACAATTAATAAATTTTCTCTTATGATTTACAGATTCCCTTTTATCAATATCGCAATCATGTATAGAAACATAATTATTGTGGTTTCCGTATCTATGAAAAGTCATATCTTCAAAAACCGTAACCGGCATACAAACATTATTTTTAGTAACATAATTATATATAAGGCAATGGCATTTAGGACAAATATCAAGATTCTTAAAATTATCCTTGGTTATTAATTCGTAGTTTTCATGGTCGTTATTTCGTGGCATATACCACATATAAGCAATTATCTCTATTTAAGCTTTTCCCCAAAATTTGATGATATTTTGGTAATTCTGCCCTAAATCTCCAAAAGTTCTATGACATTACTAGAAATTTCGCGATAGGAAAGGATTAATAACATACCAAAAACTATATTAACAACATAAAACATAAAGTAAAGTATGGAGGAATATATAATGAAACAAATATACCCATATAGTATACAAAATAATAAATATATATCTATTTGTGGAAAATTAAAACATCGAGATATAATGGAAAAATATTTAGGACGGAAATTATTACCAACTGAAATAGTACATCATATTGATGAAAATCCTTTAAATAACCAAATAGAAAATTTAAAAATAGTATCTAATCATGAACATGGATTAATTCATAATCCGCCAAAAAATTATAAAAAATGCAATTTAATATTATCAAATGAAGAAAAGATAAATTATAAATCAGAAAGTGCTGAAGTATTTATTTATAATAAACCTAAAAAGATGAAGAATGGAAGTATTAAAAATTACCAATATTATATGCTTTCATTTAGAATTAATAATAAAGTTAAAAATATTCATATAGGAAGTGTTAATAAAATGACTTTAGATGAAGCTAATATAAATGCTTGTATAATAAAAAAGTATCTTTTATCAAAACATTTTTTATTAAATTGAAAATGCCATAGAACTAAATTCCAAGTTACCCCCTTGTTAGCGGTTTTGGGTTATTTTCTCCCATCGCGGTGCTTCGCGATTATCGAAGATCGAATCTTAAAAGATAATAAAAAAATTTATAAAAATACATCATATAATTTGCATATAGGCCGGTTTATTTCTATCCTATTATTTATTTCTGCTATAGTAGAATAGCAAATACATTTCTCCCTTATGCAAATTGAGTTTAATGCCGGGCAAATTTTATCATTCATTATTATCACCAACATCATGTATAGATAAACATACATTTTTATTTATTCTTGTTCCTATTTCATTAGCTAAATAATTTTCTGGTTTTACATCATAATATACACAATCAAAAATAGATCCTAATAATTTATACATACTTATATGAAGATTTGCATTTGTAATAAATATAATTTGGTTATTATTAATGTTGGTTATTATTTTATCAAAAACATTAACCGAATAATATTTCGTATTTCGTAAATTATTTAATAATACTTCACATATATAACATGTTCTTTGATAATTCAATGTCACTATAAGCACTGTTTTATCTGTATTATTATTAAGATAATACATTAATTGATCAAACAATTTTTTATTTTTTATTGTCATTTTAATCATATCCATCTTTATAATATTTCTCCAAATAATATATTTCCGTTATGCCGCAAGAAGCAAGAGCTAACCGGCATAATTTACATGGTTCATGGGTGCAATATAATTTTGCTCCTTTTATAGAAATGCCATATATTGCAGCCTGATAGATGCAATTAGCTTCGGCATGAACAGCTTTGCAGTCTTCAAAGTTCTTTCCTGATATGGGTTTTGAACATCCAACATCGATGCAATGGGGATATCCTGATGGACTTCCATTATATCCTGTTGTAAGAATTCTATTATCCTTTACCAGAATCGCCCCTACTTGTCTATGCAAACATGTTGATCTTTTTGCCACTTCCTTACAAATATTAAAAAAATAATCATTGGTTAATGGACGGTTCATTTTAATACCTCATTTCTCCTTATTATCTATTGTTGGGAATATTATTTTTATGCTTTTAAATTTCATAGTCCGATTATCTTCTGCTGATAATTTAACCGGAATACTATTCACAGTTCGAAATTCAAAGCCCATTATCTCGGCTCCAATTGCCGTCTTAAGCTGCCTTTTTCCTATCATCCTAGACATTACATTCACCCATTTCTTTAGATAGTTGTTATCTTGTTGATTCATCTTAACACCTTCCTATAAGATGCTCAATATATATAAGCTTATCCATAACGATCTAATATACGAGATTAAAAGTAATCCACCATAAATCAGCATCAAAATTATTATAATGAATACTAAGGCTGCAATTACAACACCGGCGGTTTTTGATAACCAAACGTTAGGAGATAATTTTTCTGGTAATTTTACAATTTGGTTACTTTTATCACCCCAATATGCTTTTTCCTCTTCTTCAGAATTAAATTTTCTTTTATTAATCATGGTTTATATTCCTCCCATTTACATATTAAAACATTTTTATAATAAAGCTTTTCCATTTTCAAACATGTTTTATTTAATGTGATAAAATAACCATTTTCATCTTGTTTTACTTTTATTACCGTTAGATTTGCAAAACACCCATATGAAATATTTTTAACAATATTACCAAAAACTTTAATTATGAATGCAGTATCTTGTAATTTTACAGTAATTTTTTTAATTCCTTCAACCTTATTATTATTTTCATCACGCAATACTGTTGTTTTCCAGTCCCCATTAGTATATAATTTCATCATGATTTTATTCCCCATTTAATATTCTTTGGTATACTCCACTTTGGTAATAATCATCTAGCTTTTCCTGAAAGATGCAACTACCAACCGCCCTTTCTACTTCGCTATAAACCTTAAATTGGTAGGTTAAGCTTGGGTTTCTATCTTCCCTACTATCCAAGAATAAGAGGGCTGTTTTGTCGATATGAAGGCCATTAGCGGCCATTAATCCAGCATATCCCCCACAAATTTGACTATCATATTCAGGGTAATAAGCCCCGGTCTTGAAATCGATAAGATAGACTTCATTCTCAATTTTCGCAACTAGATCAATCCGCCCAGCATACGGATAACTATCTTCCGAGAATAATACAAATTCGTTTAGTAATGGTTCAAAGCTCGGATAGTCACGAATAAATCTGTAGAACATCCTCATAGACATATTTATTCTATTCATTCCATATTTTGTTTGTTGATTCCAAAACGTTAAATCTGGCATATACATTTTATCTATATCACCTATTCCATAATTATCATATAGAGTTTTTTCAATCTGGAAATGGATTGCCGTACCTAGATTAGCTGCATTCCCGGCTTTTCTCCTGCTTTTTGGCATGCTAAGTGTTCTTTGCCAATTATTCACGGTTGATACTGATGGATGATATATATTATTTTTGATATACCATCGCAAACCACCTCTTTCTTCAACTCTAAAATTATTCATCCTTTTCACCTCTCATGATTTTCTCCAGCGCCTCGCGGGCCATTTTTCGCAAGGCCGACTCGTTGCGATCTTCAGTAAAAGTAAGCAGATTAAATTCCGTTTCCAGGAAAGCCGCCTCAAGCCTACCGCGCTCGGCTTCCAGCTCCTTGATCCGGGCACGCGCTAAAATAAGCTCTTGGGACTGGTTAAACGCGAATCTAACTCTTCCCCGTTCTCTATTTATGTGTCTGTAGAACTGTCCCCGAATCGCTTCCAGCTCCTCGATCCTGGCCGCCTGCCGTTTGGATATTTTGATGGCAGCATCTAACCCCAAAATCAAGAGGTCGTCGCAATCCGAAGGAGATTGCCCCAACACGCGTGCTATCCGGCCTCTGAAATCTTGCAGCCGCTCAACCTCTTTCTCTATGTCACTCATTGCTCACCGCTCCTTATCCTCTCCAGCGCCTCTTGTGCCGCATTCGGAGAAAGCATAACAGCACCCCTCTGATATTCTTCCAGGAAAGCCGCCCCAAGCCTCTCTTTCTCGGCTTCCAGCTCCTCGATCCTGACCTTCATGGAGGTGATGCCATCACATAGTTCCTGTAGAATTTTTGTGCTTTCCCCCGACCCATACACAAAATGGTCGTCGGACACCCTCATAGCAACTGATACATCAACGTCGAATGGATTGGCAGATCGCAGCCGCTCGACCTCGGCTTCCAGCTCCTTGATCCTGGTCCGCTGCGCTTTGTTTCGCTTGATTACTTTCTGAAAAATCCTATCGTGTCTCTGGCTGTATGCCAGATACACAGATCGCAGCCGCTCGACCTCGGCGATAAGCTCTCCCAAGAGATCGATGATATCGTCATCGGCAATCTCATATTCCGCCTTCGCCCGCTCCAGGATATCCTCGCTCATTGTTTATCATTCCTGCTTCTCATATCAAGCAAATTATAAATGCTTTTATCAAATTCATTTCCATATTGCATATTTATATATTGGGATTCCATTATTTTTAAATCTCCTTTTGCTAGACTATATAATCTTCCAATTTCTTCCTGTAGAAATTGATTCATTTTTTGAGATAATATCCCGGTATTAGCATTATTATCCATGTATGTTATCCATCGCTCAAATAATTTTTGTGTCGCGATCCAAAGATTAGAGCCAAGCCAATTTTTAGCTTTCTGTTTTTCTACTTCTTCCCGGAATTTTTCATAGTATTTCATTGTAATAACCTCTTATATATATCCATTTTATACATTATATCTAATAAATTATAATATCCATTTGGTGATTTAAGATGATATCCTAGATTTAATGCAATTAATATCTTTTCAAATAATAATAATGTTTTTTTAGTAATTAATACATTTGTTAAATACATTGTTTTTATCTCCTAAATCCAAATAAATCAATCATAAATACAAATAATCCAATCATAAAGAAAATAGCTAAAAATTTTTCGATCATGGAAACCTCTATTCACAATATCGGCCATTAGATATTATACATTCTTCTACACTGCATTCTGTTTGTGGTTGCCTAAAGCAATTGATACATGTTTTATTCATGTACTCATTGATCTCTTTTTCGGAAATATATATAACTTGTTCACCGATTTTGCCCATTTTGGATATCTCCTATATTACTTTTATGTGATAATAAAATCGCGATTTCCGCAAATTTCATTATCATCAATACCTTTGCATCCATCCTTAATAAGCTTTTTGATTGATCCCTTAACTATTCCCTTTTTCCCGCATTTTTTACATTCATAATGAATTACTACCATTTTTAATATCTCCCATATAATGGATAATAAAAGAGATTATTGTATAAAAAGGTTTTGGTTTAAATATATTTAAACGTATTTGTGTCTTCAAATTTCATTCCAGGAAACACCGCCTTAATTGCGTTGACGATACCGGCAACAAAAGGCCCATTATTTACGGCATACTTTACACTTCTTTCTGTGTGTTTCTCCCATGCCTCCTTTTCATCGGTTACAATCTTTTTAATTACAAGGGCCTCCGTTTTGCCGTTAATTACTATCGATGCCTTTCTTTCTATAGTCGTTGTCTTTTTTGCCATGTAATTTACCTTATTTTATCAGCATATAAACTTTTCGCTCAAAAATACAATTTGCCTTAAAATCGTCGGTATTTTTGTAATTACTTTGATATCTTGCGCGAAAACTAAAAATGCCATAGAACTAAATCCCCGTAAAGAGGATTGCGGAAAAAACCAGTATCAAGCGACCTTGTTAGAACGAGGTACGCAGCATTTTTTCATTATTAAAAAAACCTCTTGCTATCGATTCTGCCTACAAAAACATGTTTTTTTATGGTTACATCCCTCGTATATAGCTCTTAACAACACTATATAACAAATATTTTCTCACACTACTATGCTACTCTATATCATTACTATAACTATCTATACACGCGGACGGACTTAAGTAATAATATACATATATAGTATATATGTATATATGTAGTTATATATATAGTATAGTGTGCGCAAATATTGAATACATAATGTTATACAGAGCTATATATGGAGACTATAACCACGAAAAAACATGGTTTTTTGACCATAACCGCTAACAGGATATTTTTTTAAAAAAGAAAAAATGCTGCCAACATGAACTTTACACCCTTTACTGATATCGAAAAAATCCGCATTTCTCTTTTTAGAGATCATAATAAAAAATAATGTTAATTACATATGTTCATCATATGGCATTAAATGTCTGTTATATCCTATATATTTTTTTTGAAATTCTTTTTTATTTGTAAATTTAACCATACTTGATAATTTTGAAAATATACTATTAATTTTTTCCTTGGTTAAATTATCTTTACATTTATTAACACTACATATATATATCAATAATTCAATAATATCTTTTCTAAATTCTCTAAAACTAATTAAATTATTATTTTTATTGGCAATAAACCAAACATAAGAATATCCATCTAATTTATTAAAATCTACAGTTCTACCAACATTAAAATTACTTTTAATATAAATTGCAATCTTTAAAGTATCTATTTTTTCTTCTGTAATCATTCCCTGTTTTTTAAACATTTCCGGCAATTCCGAAATTTCCATAACATCACCTAACATAATAATGAACATATAAAAATATACCTATATAAAACAATATAAGTATTAAAAATAAATAAATTTCAATCATATCTATTACCTATCTACTTTTTAGTATCATTCTTATAATGATTGTACATATGTACAAATTGCCATATAATTATTAATGTAAATAACACATGTTCTAGCATAAATCATCCCCCAAAAAGATTTTAAGCCAACTTTGCAGTTAGCTTTCCAATCTGCCTCTTATACTTCTCAATTACCATCTCATCATATTCAATCTTAGTGGTTTTGATTTTGATATTATCTTCAATGTTTGGTATTTGTTTCTTCATCTTAAGTTGTTCAAGTTGCCCCTTTCCAATTTCGACTCTCTTTTCCTTCATAACCAGTTTTGCTTGAATAATATCAAGTTGCTTCCGTACCTTCTCAGGATCAACAATCCGCACTTTTGAAGCTTGCTTTGGTGCCGGTTTAATAAGCTCTACATTCTGAATATCTGCCTCAATCATTTCCCGGATAGCGATTACATTAGCTGCCTTCGGCTTAGCTGCCGGATTTCCCACCTTTCCAACAATTGCCAAATATTCAGATTGTGTCAACTTTCTTGGAGCATTCCCAACCAACGGCAGAATAAAATCATACCTGTTTCTTCTTCCCGCTTTATTCTGCAAAATCCTTGATAGTTTAATCTCGCCAATTGTGCTTAGATGAGGCAGCAGTGCAATAATCTGACCAAAGCTAAACCTCGTAAAATACAGCGATGCAATAGCTTGTGATGTATTCTCAAATTGCGCTATAAATTCCCCGCCGAAAGTTAGCTGTCCACTCTTCTTATTATCATTTTGTGGGATTGTTTCCCCTTCCACAACTCCCCAATACCCATTTTGCATAAATTCGTCTTGCGGTACATTCACTTTTACCATTTCTTCATTATTGCCACTTGGTACAAATTCTATAACTTCCATATCAACACCTTCCACTTTTACTTTTTTTATTATAGGAAATTAGTAATTAAGGTAAATAACAAACCCTTAATTACCAATATATCCTTTATTTTCTTCTTATTTAAGCTTTTCCCTGTTGGTTATTTTTCAAAAATGCCTTCATTCTATTCTCTCTTGCATCCATGCTCGCTATTTCCTCAGCTTCTTTATCAATTCCGGTTTTCTTTGTCGTCTTTCTTGCCATGTTTTACCACTTCCATTTTTAACAAAAATTAAAGGTTTTAATCCTATTTAAGCTTATCGCAATTCAAGTTTTTCTAATTTATTATGATATTTACTTTCAAATTGTAATGATATTTTAAGTGCTTCATTCCAATCATCAGTATTTAATATGCGTGGAAACATATTATTTTTATGCCATGCAATAATTGTCATTTTATATCCCTTCCAATTCTCCAGCAACATAGCCAGATTTTACTGATATATCTCTTAGTATTCTTATATCATCTTCTATGCTATCCGTTGCTCCATTAATAACATCTTCTAACATATACTTTACATACAATAGATTTTTTATTTGTATTTTTCCCAATCTTTTATTTACCATTTTATTAACCTCCAAAAAGTTAATTAGATTTCACCAACACAAGAATCAAACCACCTATAAAATAATTTTACTTTGTGGTTTCCTATCGAATTATACCTCTTCCAGAAAGAGTATATCGAGCTATCCAAGATATAAGTAATTGATTCATCTGTCGGAGTCCTTGAAGTCCTACCATAGGCTTGCATAATCATAGTAGCTTGTGTTTGATCATACCATTGATTAAAGCCCCTTCTTGCGCTATCATAGGCATTCCTGGCAATGGTATAAGCATCAGTCCATAGCGGCTTTGCAGCGTTCGCAATAACATTTACTTTAAATTTTTCTCCAGCTAAATCTACCCCTTCGGCCATCTCAACGCTCAAATAAAGCGCATGTTCACTCTTCAAGAATTTATCCAGGCTTTCCTTTCTCGTTTTGCTTGTTTGCAAAATTACCTCATCCCGGTTAATCCCTTTCTGCAAAATAATATTATTGTAAAGAAGGTTTGCTACTGGATAACTCCCACAATGAACTATCACATTATTTTTTTCTTCTCTAAAGATCCCCGCGATAACACCGGCCATCTTCTTCGCTGTCTCATCCCTAGTTTTAAAACTCATGCTGCCGATTTTCCAAAATACCGCCGGTCTTACTTCTATCGGAATAGGATGCTCAACCTCAATAACCTTATAAGGTTCCTTTGTAAGTTGCTCCGTCGTCGGAGTCCCACTCATCAGCACCACAAAATCAAGCGTTTTTATCAATTCTTCAAAAGGCTTTTCAGCAGTAATAAGCTTGAAGTGCTTAACATCAACAATCTCTTTCTTCTTCAACTCCTTATTATATTTTTCCTTTTTGTCAATAGTAATTATATAAGGAATCTTCTCTTTTACATATCCTATTGCCTTCCCAACCCCCCAAAGTTCTTTTCTAGTAGCCTGTAATGCCTTCTTTGTCTTTTTCAAAACATTAAAATGCATCATTCTATCTTCAGGTTTTGTTTTTATATAATTCTCTGCCGCTTCTTCTTCCATCGCGGTTAAATTCTTTTCTTTTACAATAAGGCTATTATATCTCTCATTTAGCCACGGCAACAAATTTGAATCATTGCAATCCATCGCAAGCTCTATTTCAGCATATCCCCGCAATTTCTTCTCAATAGACGCACTCTCATCAATAATCAAAATATTTGCTCTTCCCCGAATATTAGGATCATACATAAATCTATCAAAAGTTGTATAACCCATCGGTGAATTATCAAAGCGTTCTTTAGCAAGCCTGTATTCACATTTTTCACAAGACGGCGGCAATTTGGTTATTACTTCCCCATCTTCATTTTTCCTTATCTTTAGTGGGCAATCATCCGCCGTCAATCCCTCAAATCTCCCACACTTATAATTTTTCTTCCCGATCAAGCACGGCATAACAGCATTATATTTCGGATTGTTATTATATTGATCTGCCAAAGCAATTAAAGGGGTGGTTGTTAATACCAAATCATGCTTAAATTCATTTGCCAAAATCAAAGCAACTATTGTTGCCACGACTGTTTTGCCAAATGCTGTTGGTGCTGGAAATTCTATTAATTTTTCACCATCCTGATAAGAATTAATGATATCAATAACAGCCTTCCTTTGTCCATCCCTCAAGCTATCGTATACATTATATCTATCGGCCAAATCGCTTATCTGTTGATTTGTTAATCTTTCTTTCATATTACACCTCTTCAGCATTAATCCTATTTGTAGTTTTTGGTAAAAAATTAAATTTTTGTTAATTCAGTTAATATTGTTGGTTTCCCTAAATATTCAATTGATTCAAATATAGTTTCTTTTATATCATTTAAACTTTCACATATTATATATTCTGGCTCCATTGTTTTATGATAAGTTATTTTATATAATTTTAAATTTAATTTATTTTCCGCTAACATTATTCCACCTCAATTTTTATCAAACAAAACACATATTTCTTTATGTACCTTATCATCCAATCCGCACTTATTACAATCTTTCATCTTATGAGTGCATAACTCACAAGTATATAAATACTCTATATAATAACTTTCCCCGAAATATTTTACTCCATTTCCTCTTAATAAATGTTCTGTTTTTACAATTTCAGCATATCCTTTCTTCAAAAGTTTAATAACGCTTTCCATCTCCTTAATATCAATCTTATCATGAACTTCTTTAGTAAATTCAATAGGAGTTTCCATATTTAAACCAATAGCTGCCATAATGATCTACATCCTAATATTAGCCTGTATTTTTACCCACATTTTCCTAGAAAAATCCTTCTCTGGCAACCATTCCCCAAACGTCAGATAATTCAATCCCTTTTCAATGCAATAAGTCATATACTCCGAATATAATTTAACTGGTTGATTGATATCCCTTCCCGGTACATCCCCATAATTTTTATGGCACTCTGGTCCTGCTCCATATAACCGGCTTTTTCCATCGGTTAACTTCCTCCCACAATAATAACATCTCGTTATCCCATTCCCTCGCGGTTTCCCAGTAATTAAATAAATATCATGATATTGGTTATTGATTGCACTTGTCGCAATCCCCTTTAGCGTTTTATCTACCAAGTCTCTTGTTATTTCTATTCCCTTATTAGCCGCCGTTACGAGCCTATCATTAAGCTCTTGCATCTCTCTTGTTAGCTTTATTATCATGTTTATCAGCAATCCCAAAGCATCTTTTCTATTAATACTTTATGCTTGTATTCATATGTTGATTATAACTTATATCATCCTCTACCATAAATCCCTGATATTCATTTCCATCTTTAATAATGCTTCTATTTTTATAATTCTTCTTCTTTGAATCTATCTTTTTTATTCTTCCTGTTCTCATATCATCACCAAAAATAAAATTACGACTTTAATTCTATTGCAATTATATCTATAACTTTAATAGATAAATCATCGAATATTAAATAATCGTTATCCCAAATACTATTTACAAGTTGTTCAAAAGATAAATTTGTTTCAATATCCCTTTGATATCTTGTAAATCCTGTTTTAATTTCAATATTAATTTTCATTCAAAACACCGTCCCCGAAGTTATCCAATGTCTCCTCATCTTCAAAATAAATTTATCAGTCTCTGGTTTGCAAGTTGTTTCTCCTTTCCTCGCCCTACATCCCCTTTTGACAACTTTTAACTCTGGTTTGTTTATATTAAATATATATTTTTGTGTTGTTCGTGTTGTTAAAAAATGTAAATGATCATGATCAGTTAATTTAGTCATTCTTGAAACATCTCCTTAGTAACATATTCCCCTGATATCCCCAATTCCGCTATCTTATCCAGCATCTTATTCAACATATCAGTAATATTTTTAACACTTCTTATCCAAAATGCCATTTCTTTTGCCATTAAAAATCCTGATATGCTATCTTCTTTTTGTGTTATATTGATGAAATATCCTGACTTGAATATTTGGTTTCTCATCTCATTTACCGTATATCTCCCTGTTTTTGTTGGCATTAGTTATACACCCCTTCCAATTTCCTCATTTTCCCATCAACAAACACGATCCTAGTTTTATCTTCAGTCCTTAATTCTTCCCACAAAATCTCAGACATAGATATCAACCTCCCTAACCGAAAGATCTTTATAAAATACATTACATAAAATAGCCAACCTCTTAAACTCCCTAAGAGCCTGTTGGTTATTCTCACAAAAGAATATCTTGGATATCTCCTTTCCTGTCGCAGCCAATACCACTCTTATCTCTTGTGCAATCACTTTTACCGGCATATTAAATCCCTCATCCATCGCTTCCAACATCTCATTTATCCTTTCTTTGCTATCCTCAATCGCTGCTATTCCCTCATAGAATTCAAGCAACATTCTTTTCTCGCTCTCATCCATGTTTTCCATAATACCTACATGTTTTAGTAGTATTTAAGTTTTTCCCATATCCCATTTTTATATTAAGTAAAATTGCAATTTAACCATACCGGCACCCTTTTACCTTCCTTTGATACGCGATTGCCCGCCCGAATATATCCAGCATTCTTTAACAAGCTTGTAGCAAACTTATTACTTCCCATCGGCACGACCCAATGATCTTTACAAAATTTCTCATAGTTAGCATACATCTTTTTCTTATTAATATATGAGGTACAATCTTCAAAAATTCTTTCTTCTAGGAATGTCGCAACCGTATCACTAGCCTTATTATACATCTTCGCGATATCCTCATTAGACGGCACATTGGTAAATTTCTGCCTTTCAATCAAAGGAGCTAATAGAGGAATAACTAAGTTAAACAATCCCGAAATTTCCTGTTGGTTATCAATACAATTTATCCTATCCTCGTTATATTCATCCTCGCGAAATACCCTAGTAAACGGTATTATAATAATCCTTCTAATAAAACCACTTGTCTTATCATTTACTTTAGGAATAATATTAGTGGCAAAGAGCATCTTCGCGAAGTTACACATTTGAAAACCTATCTTAAATTTTTCTTGAACCGTTACCGTATTCTTACTTGATAGTTGCTTAAATATACCAGTATTTCTAAGTGTTTCAGCATCCAAATCTCCACATTCATTCAAGAGCTTTCTATATAAGTGACTTGCTGCAAAAGTATTCTCTGTTAAAGCCTGCATGGTCTCAGTAGCACAATTTTCAAGTCCTACAAAATTCTTACACAGATCTAAAAACCAGCTTTTTCCGGTTGCTCCCGGCCCATACAAAATTATCGCCTTTTGTATATCATATCTCCTATATAATAGATATGCAATAAATTCAAGACATAATTTATAATATTTCTCTTCAACTATATCATGCAATACTTCATCAATAATCGGGCATTTAGCATCTCTATCATAATATACAGGTATTTGTATAGATGTTAAATAATCCGGTGAGTGCTCAAAGAAATTCATTGTTCGCCAATTAAATAAGCCATTTTTCATATTAATTATATCTAAATCCGTGTCGAATTCCTGAATACTAACCGCTGTTGTATATACAATCTTATTTATAATTTCTTCCATAATTTTTTTATCGAGAATCGGGCAACCGTCCTCAGTCATTATTCCCAAAAATTTCTTATGCATGATCGCCCGGCAAAGTTCATCGCCTTTGTTTTTATATACCCCATTACTATAATACATTATTTCATGAGTTTCCTCAATAGTCTTGAGATTTAAATTCTTAATTAGCCATAAAACCGCTTCATCGATATAAAGTCTCTCCGGCCAACCAGATTCCGCATATTTTATAATATTCGTTGGTGTTGGTAGCACTACCATCTCATCACCCATACCTATTTTAAAATCCTTTTGATTGTTAATAGGAGAGAGAAGTTTCCCCCTTAAGTTTTCTTCTTCTTGTTTCTCACTTTCTAAAGTATACATATCAATCATTCCTAATTTACATAGTTCCGTGCAACTTACTAATGCATGTTTTACATATTTTTTTATATCCATCGATGTTTCTTATATCCTTATGAAAAAAGGAAATATCTTTCTCTTCTTTGCATCGGCAACATTTTTTTGTAGTCATTATTATACCTCATATTTTATTCTATGTAATAATTCTTCTCTCTTTCCTTTATTCCAGCCGGAAATTCTTTTCCCTTTTACTGCTTGAATATATCCAGTTATCCGGCTAAACTGTGTTATATCATCAGAATTACATTTTTTGCAATTATCTTGTAATCCTGGCATTGTATTATTACATTGCTTGCATATGGTATAATCCTTAGTGAAGGCAAAGTATTTAATATTTGTGTTATGCACAATATTATTTATTAAATTAAATATGCCTTCTGGATTTGGGATATTTTCCCCTAGAAATATATGAAATATATTTCCACCATCAAAGATACTAAATGCAAATTCTTCTAATCGCATTTTTTCAAATAATGATACATTAGCATCATTTGATATCATTGCTCCATTTGTATAATATATTGGCAAATCTTTCGATATTTTATAATCATCTATAGCTGATTCAACATCTCCCTTAACAATATCAATAGCTTTATTTGCATAATTTTCATTAAATAAATCACATATTGCAAAGCGTTGTGCTGTTGTTTCTGCCGGAGTTCTGGCAAAAGCTACCTTAAAGTCTAATCCGGTTGCCTCTTCAGCTATAACTAACTGTAATCTAGTTAATAATTCAACTCCCAATTTCCAGCTATCTCTATTTTCATGAATTTCATAACCTGATATATATTTAACAGCTTCATTTAAACCAACAACTCCAATACAACATGGTATTACATTTATATCCCATAACGGCGGAGCATGTTTATTTTTATCATTTAAATCTATGGGTGTTTGTCTTTGAAAACTTAATGATTGTTTATTCATTAAATCTATTTTAATTTTAAATACATCAATTGCCAATTTTATACTTTCTCTATTATATTCAACAAATTTATCAATACTTTTATCTGATTCATATGCTGCTTGTGGCAAATTTAAAGTTACTACTTGCAAACTTCCTAAAATAAAATGTTCTCCATTTTTGAAATAGAGCTTATTATCAAAATTAGGATCAGAATGCATAGATGAAGTAAATTCAAAAGCACAACATGAATAACATGTTATTGTACTCTTTTTTGCACCTAATGAATTATGAATATATGGAGTACCATCTTTAGCAATCAATTTACACATATCAAGCCATAATTCTTTATAACTTGGAGCATCTTCATATGTTTCATTCCATGTATTTTCATTAAAATGTTCAGATAATAATTCTATTTCATATTTGGGGAAGCTGAAAGGCCTGCCAAAAATATCTCCTGTAATCATAACTTCAGTATATGCTTTAAATGCTAATCTTACTTCTCTTTCAAATTCTCCATACATTCTTAATGGTGATTGATTACCATCCCAAATTTTGCCTTTATATACAATAGGCACATCTTTAAAAACATCCGGTACGCCTGGAGTTAATTGTGTTGTTGAAAAACAAGCCTGGCTTCCCCTACTTAGCATTTGGCTCATTTCCCATATATACATTTGCATAAGCTGTTTTATCTCTTTATAACTTTTATCTTCAAGATATGGACTTATAAATGTTAGGAAATTTTGATGTCCTTGACCACCCGCGAAAAACTGCTGCGCGCTACCTAATGCTTTTGCAGCATGTAATATTGCCACTTCTGCATTTTGCGCCGGTGCTGCAATTGGTATATTATCCCCTGTACCATCCGCATACATCCCATAATATAAATAATATCTTAAATCATGTTCATTACAAAATGGTCGTGTAGCAAAAAAATCCGCATCATGCACGTGTATTCTTCCGGTTAAATGTGCCATTCTGATATTATCAGGAAATATTCTTAATATGGCTTTCTTTGATATATTATCTGCTATAAATTTATGTTGGGCTTCTGGCGTTTTCCCATTCATATTAGCATTATCAGCATAAGCGTTACCATTCCAGATATTTAATAAATCAGTCATTCTTAAACCAACAATCTCCGATATATTACTTAATTCTATATAACCAAGTTTAATTAATTCGGTTGTTACAAATCCCCTAATAGTATCCGAGCTAATAATATCTTCATCATATATATCAAGGATATCAGCAATATTATCCAATATTAATTCAATTTCATTATCTGTTAAATTAATATTTTTATCTGTTAGCTTATTTAGAAATTCCTGATCCTTTAATATTGCTGTTCTTATTTTCTCTTCATTGAATTCTTCAATATTCCCGTTAGATGTTCTTACTTTCATATTATCCACTCCAATATATATTTTTAATTCCATGACTTAATAACAAACTTTCGCAATGCTTGCAAGGTTTCGCCAGATTCCCATTTTCCCTATAAACATAAATCGAACTTCCCCACAACTCCCTTAAATCACATCCCAAAAGTGCATCTTGTTCGCTGTGGATTGAATACCTACTTTTACAATAATTCTTGAAATTTCCACCAACAACCAACCACCTATTATATCCGCTGTTAATTATACCCTTCTTATTATATATAACAGCTCCAATTTTATGTTTCATGGTTGATTTTAATGCTTGCTTCTCCGCTAATTGCTTAACTTCTATGGGAATTTTACACAAGGGGTTTTATTCCCCCTTGTTATTATTTACCCACGAATAATATTGCTCTAATCTTAGAACAGTATTCTTTTGTTTCTTAAGTTCAATGTATAACCATTTCGGTATTTCAGAATATTGATTAATCTTTCTATATACTATTGTATCAAAATTATTCATATTTGGATTAAAAACCTTTTTAGAATCCCCGCAAGTACAAGATTGTTTTTTTGCATATTCACAAAAGCATTCTGTAAATCCTTCTTCCATCTTTTTTGTAGTGCTCAAGCTACCACAAATACCACAGATATAGAATTTCATCTTAATCAATCTCCCTCAAATACCTGGTTAATAGACTATTCTTTCCAGTTCTCCATAATGCCTTTTATCGCCTTTTCTGTTCCCCATTCAGATATATCTAGTATAGCATCGAAGCAACTTGGATATAAGCTTTGCGCTTTCTCAGCTAGATTCTTTCCCACAAATGGGCAAAGAGCCAACCATTTCTCAAATTTTCCCTTCGCGGAATAACTATTCTTAATTTTTGGCAAACTTTCCAAATACCGCCAATAACAAATCAACGCTAAAACTGTCTCCCTGTAGTCTTTTGTTCTTGTTATCATAGTCCCATTGAGTGATTGCGAAAATTCAAAATTTCGCGCCGTTTGATATTTCATCCCCTTTTGAACTCCCTCCCGTCCTTTATCTAAATATATATTATGTTGATCATAATAAACATAATTTCCCTCGATTAACAGCATAGTATTCTCATATTCAAGTCTCATATGCTCCAATCGTTCTTTTAAATAATCCCCAATACTATTAATATAATCATGATATTCTTTCCTTTCTATAATACATTCATGATATTTTCCCTTAATAAGATAATCCCCATATTTAAGAGCTTTAAATTCTATTTCAGGAAATTTATCACCTTCTTTTGAATGATCCACATAATATAAAAATGCCTCTTTAAATTCCTTCATAGGTTCCCGCGAATCCACATATATCATATAATCACCAAAAATATAGTTGGTTATTATATTACCATCGGTTTTCTTCTATTCCCAAACTCTTCAAAATTGCTTCTGCCGTTGGGTTTTCAATCCACGGATTAAAATTATCATCACATTGCCACATTTCCCTTCCGCTTAATATTTCGACAACTTGTTTTCTTTTTATAACTTGCTCTCCATATTTGGATGGTGTTTTAATTATATGTATGGTAAATAATCCATCAAATAAAAATTCTGCTTTCCCCGGTATCCAATCAGGTTCTTTTAATCCCGTTTTTTCACCGGATATATATTCTGGTCCGATTTGATTAATCAATAACAAATTAAATTCCTTTGATAACCGACTTATCAATAATTTTAATTCCGGTGTTGCCACTTTCCAATCATCTTTTGCTATGCTTTTATGTTTTGCTTTTTGGCTAATATCAAGGACTTTATGCCATCTCATCCCCACAGTATCATCAATTACTAACCAAAGTTTTTTTCTACCTAAGATATCTTGATAATATCTAGCAAATTCTATTGCATTTTCAAAATCATCCCATTTTGTAATTAACTTATATTGATTTTCCATATCAAGTCCAACATTCATGCAAGCCGGATATGCTTCACCAACTTCGTTTTCGTCACTAACTAAATTATATGTTGGTGTTTTTCCGTTAAATCCCCCATCTTGTAATATGCGTGAAAAATCTAATACAATACCTGATGGTTCGTTTTGTAACATGCAAAATGTTGCTCCCATTCTACTTTTACCAACTTTTGTATCTCCAGCTTCGCCAATGCAGCATGCTCTTTTAACCATATCAATCAATCCTTAAATTCCTTTTGAAGAGGTGTTAAGAGGAAAGTAAAGGAGTAAAACTTTCCTCTTTCGTAGCTAAGTCTTTTCTATCTATTCTACAATTGTTACAGTCTCGTTATCTGCTGTAACACTCTTTACCTTTTTCTTAAGTCCATTCCAGGCAGGCATCACAATATCAAACTTATCCAGTCCAGTAACACCCTTATTGCATAGCTTGGGCATATCCAGCAATCGCATTCCCGCGCCGTCTCCCTTAAGATATGCTAGGAGTAGCTTCTCGTTTTCCGTCCATCCATTGCTATCTGTTCCTGTTGCTTCAGAATCTTCCACAATTGGTGGCAATCCTACCTTTCTAATACTCTCGATTACTATATGGTTATAATTGCCGTCGTCGGTAATCGTAGCATTGAATTCCATATCTGTAAGGCTTGATAGTGGTTGATCAATTAATTCTGATTCTTCTTTTCCTGTTGCATTTGCCAGGAATTTTAGAGCCTTCGAGCTTAGAGCCGGTCCACCATAGAACTTGCAGTCAAAGGGAAATTCCTTCCCGCTGCTGGTTTCCTTCCATACAAACAGCATCTGATTCTGATATCTCGGCTTCGGGCTTCCATCAGCAAAGAATCCCTTATCTCCTAGATCAAACGTATCTATTTGCTTGATCTGTGCTTCGGTGAGTGTTGATTTCTCCTTATTCCTTAGCTCTTGTGGCAGTCTCTCATCATATAGAGAAACATCCTCTTTTAGGATTACATCACTTAGCTTAATTATATACTGTCCCGCTGGTATTTTTCCCGCGGCTTTGATCCGCTCGTTTATGATACTTCTTGTCGTCATGTATTCATATCTCCATATATCCGATATTTAGCTGATTTGTGATTTTCTCCTTTTCGGAGATATTTCGCATTTCAGCAATACCCCTAATGCAGTCCAAGCATATATACTTTTCGATTTACCAAAATTATAATTCCAACTTGAAAAAATCGACCATAATCCTTAAATAGATTGAAAGATTATAGAAGATCGGTGATAAAATGATAACTGAAAAGCAAATCGAAGAAGCTTATAATACATATTATAAGGCTTATGATGAATGCTCAAAAATAGAAGATACTGTAAGAGATCTAAAAAATAAGTATGCTGATGCAAAAGAAAACAGTACCACACAAATAACATTAAAATCAAAATTAGAGAAACAGCAAATACCTCTCACAAAAGCACAAAGATCTCTAAGATTAGCAGCATCCCAAATTGACAAAATAAGAATGTTATTAGATTTGGCTTATATCCAAAAAGCTAATCAATAACATCTTTATAATTTTTGTATATAAATTAATACTTTGCATGGTGGTAAAGGTGTAAAATCGTCACCCGAAAATAAGCTTCCTTCATGTCCGTGAGCCGCTGGAGAAGCTACACCCGCGCTGCATTGATCAGAATATCCATCTGAGTATGTATATCCATTAGCATATACTAAAGATCCGCTTCCAGCTTCAGCTTTTGCATAAGACCAACCATAAGAAGTGTCTTCATAAATATGACCATGTCCCATAATTTCAGCCCATGTCAGAACGTGACCAGCAACCGTAACTGTTCCTGTTGGTTCTGTCGTACCTCCGTATAATTCTCCTATAGATAAACCGCTACCACTTCCAGCCCCTAGAACAAATCTATCTCTTAAATCTTTTGTGCCGTTTGTACCATCGCATTCATGCCAACCATCCGGTATAGTGAGACTTTCCCACATTATTATCATTCCAGTTGTACCACCTACTCCCTCCAAATCCGAAGCATGTTTATTCCCTCCGCTTGAATATAACATATCAGCATCGCATCCACTACCAGCACCATCATTATCTTCATTCCAAAAAATAGCATCCATTTCAGTTTTAGTATAATATAGATCATTATGATTATGATTTTCAAAATCAACATATGCTAAATCATATTGTGATGCTAAATTGGTCAAACGTGACACGGTTAAAGCAATATTAGCAGCCCATGTAGTCTTATTATATGTCATTTAACTCAACCTCTTTATAAGATATAATGCATGATAATAAGGTATAATACTTATATCATCAATAGAAACCGTGCTTCCTGCATGTCCGTGAGGTGTACTATTTCCTGTTGATTGTGTAGTTCTATATATATTTGCGCTGTTATGATCCACATATGTTGGACCATTCCAGCTATAAGTAGTTCCAAAAGTTAGATAATAATCTTTATAATCATGTTCATGTAAAGGAAATTCAGCACTTGTAACTGAATGCGTAGCTATCGTTAATGATCCCGTTAAAGATTGTGTTTCATTTCCATAAACATTTCCTATAGCATCATAATTTGTTCCTTTTCCTACAATAAATTTATCTCTAAAATCTGTTGTACCGTTTGACCCATCGCATAAATTCCAACCATCCGGTATATCTAAAGCTGCTCCATACCACCATACAATAGCACCAACAGGTAAACCATCCGCCAATAATTCATCAATATGATATCCATCTATTTTATCAGCATCCAAATTAGAAACTAATCCCGTTATTTTTTTTGCAAACCTTAAATTAGTTTCAACTTGCGTATAATACAGATTATCATGATCAGATTCATCATAAATATCTTTCATTTCATCAAATTGTGTTTCCAAATAATTAAAAAGATAAGCTGATAATCTAGTTGTTGCTTCAATCGTCGGTGTTGTAAAACCCATAAAAATTCCTCTTATAATGTTTTCATAATGTAACATAAAGCCATCGATAACGGTCTTATATCTATTGCATCTGGTGCAAAAGATGCTTCATGAGTATGTTCTGTTGCTGCCGGTTCTGCTTCTGTTGTTCTGTTTTTTCCTTCTTGTGCAACATCTCCAGATAATCCTCCTGTTGCACCCGTCCCACCACTAAAATAATGGTCGTAAATTCTATGAGTATGTGGTGGCAATTCCGCGCCGGTTAATTGATGTCCTGCAATTGTAATTGTTGCTGATGGTGTTACGCTATTATTTCCATTAACTGATCCCTGAGAATAACTATTTCCTGCCACAATAGGATATTTATTCAATAAATTTGGTGTAGAATTTGCACCATTACATAATTTGAATCCCAAAGGTATTTCGGTTTCAGTTCCTGCCCAAATTAGAATACATCCGCCCGGAATTGAACTTAATGTAATATATTCTACAACTTGATCGTAAGTCATTCCTTCAAAAAGTGTTGCTATTAATCCGCTTCCATCCCCATCATTTGAAGCTTTAAAAAAATTAGCATCACAATACGTTTCATTATAATAACGTGAATCATGGCTAATAGCTGTTGCATAACTTGTTATTTCATCATATTGTGTTTCCATGTTATTTAGTGCTGTTATTTTTGTTGTTTCAGTCATTGACATTTCAACCCAATTTGTTTTTATATAAGCCATAATATCACCTTTTAGGTTATTCCCCATCCCGCTAATGCTGTTGCATATGCATATGATAATGTTGTTGTTGGATCATTTACAAAAGCATTTGCATAATCATCATAATTACCTAAAATATTGTTAGATGGATAACCAGTTAAGCAAGGATGTAATGAAGAAGTATCAAAAGCAAATCCTATCCAATATGTTTGTCCTTCTGTAAGTGAAATTTCTGTATTCAATTCTAAGTTATTCCATCCGGCTATACATGCATGACTTCCAACAGTTGCTAATATTGTATGTGGTGCATTAGAATTATCTGAATATACAGCAAATTTCATATTTCCAGATTTTAAACATTTTACTAATATATGTTGTAATGTGCCTTCAACAGCAGTACATTTAAGATATAATTTTCTTCCCAATATCACCCAACTTGAATTCCATGATAAATTATCATAACCCAATAATTTAATATAATCTCCTGTCCATTTATCATCTGTAATAGTAAATAATAAACTTTCAAGTAAATTTTTAGTATATGTATGACTAAACGTATCAAGTTTTATTCCCGATCCTATTGTTTCTGATGCAGCATTTCCACCCCATAAAGAAGCTTCACCCCAAGCCGCATTAGCATCTGCCGATGGTACAATTACAGTGGTTACAATTTGTGATGCTGTTCTTGTTTGTTGTGTTCTATATCTTCTATATGTATCCCCACTTATATTTAATTCCAAATATCTTAATTCTTCACCATCTTCAAAACATGGAAATGTTAAATCTCCGGCAAAAGTATCATTTCCTGGCAAACATGATCGGAAGATATTAGGTAATGCTATTGTAGTCCATGTTTTTGATAAACTAATTAGTACCTGTAGAACATCAGTTACCGTATTAGCAGATTCACCCTTTCTATTATTACTCAATAACTTTATGAAATATTTTGTCCAAAAATCTTCAACAGGTCCGCTAACAGCAGTAACCGTAAAAACCAATTGCCCATCTTCATCTTTTTTGCTAACTTCTGAAATTAAACATTCATGATCTAAATTATGATCAGGAATAGTAATTTGTATAAGTTGACCGGATTCAAAACCACTAACCAAACTATCCCATGTTATAATTTTTCCGGTAACTGCGTAAGAATCTAATAATGAATTTGCTTTTGCAAGTCCATCAACCCTTGATAAAATAGCAGTATCTTCTAAAGTTTCTTCAACTATCCCACTACTTCCATCTATCGCTTTCATTGCATCAATGGCTTCATAATCAGCACTCTTTACCGTTATTGCATATTTACCATAATACTCAATTTTTAAAACATCGCTTGCGGTTAATTTAGTTCCTGCCGCTAATTGTGTAATTGTGTTATCGTCTTTACTCCAAAAAAAATCTTCTGTTGTATCAACACCCCTAATACCGACAGTTTTTTCAACATCATTAAGATAAATTGTTGGTTCTTCCACAATTGGATAACCTACGACCCATGTTTGATTTGTGCCATCACCTACCTTATATTCAGTTTGCAAATCAGTTTTTTCAAATCCGCCTCTAATATACTGAATATTTCGGTATTCAGGATTTCCATCAATAACACTTAAACTATCTGCCCGGATATATTCACAACTTCCACTTTCATAATTAATATTAAATGGTGATGTATATGTAGTTCTTGGAATAAAATACAATTTTTTATCAGCAGAAATAAACCAAGTATATCCTAAATATTCTGCCAATTCGTCTAATACTTCTTGTACATTTACATAATTATAAATTCTCTGTAATGTTATTGTGGTATCTGTAATTTCTCCCTCAATTACATTTTCATCAACTAAAATATTATCAAGAATCCAATGCACTGCCTCAGTTACCGTATCATTATAAAATGCTTTACTCATCCGTCTTTTAAATGCCAGATAATGATTATCAACACAAGAGATATTATGCTCCAAATAAAACATTCCATCAGTTCCCACTAATTTTTCTTCAACACTATCAATAAATCCCCCAAAAATTAAATTAAGGTTTTCATCATAAATTTTAATTTGCTGACTCTTTGTAAAATGATATGCCTTATTTAAATCCATAATGGTAAAATCTGCTGTTGATTGATCTTCAATTCGATCTCTAATTTCTAACGTATTTGCCAGAATACCGATAGCAGACAAATTAGAAGCATCTAATATATCTACCCATGTTTCAATAGTTACCTGATTCCATGTAGTTGCTGCTTTATCATTCCATATCGCAGCTTGATAAAGTTTAGTTGTATTAATTTCAAGTAATATCATAATAACACCTTATAATAATATTCCTTTTTGAAAAGCATACAATCTTCTAATTTGGCTTGCTGTTAATTCATATTTTAAATATGCAAATTCGTCAATAAGTCCAGAATAATAATACCAATTTGTCACCGGCCAACCGTTGCCTATATGTAAAAATGTTCCTGTTCCTGTTGTCGATCCTCTTGAACCTGATCCTATTAACGCGCCATTTGTATATAAATTACCACTTCCAGCAGCAGAAGAAGTTACTACAATTAAATACCATATACCATTCGTTAAAGTTTTTGTGGCTATTATTGGATAATTATTTTCATTAGATCCATATCTACATCTTAATTTATATGTACCACCATCATTATAATATTCTAAAAAACAAATTCCACCACTTGTATTTTTTTCTATATGAAAAATGGGGAAATGGACACCACTTCCCGGTTGTGTGCTTAAATTTACCAATAAAATTACAGAGTATGCTTCACTTGCTGGATTAATCCCGCAATCAGAATCAACAGATAAATATTTGTTAGTATTACTACTTCCAAAATTAGCACAATTACCAAATTTTCCAGCTACAAAAGCAACAGTATTATTATTTGTTAATGTGTAATTATTTCCGCTACTATCATTTACATCCGGTAATTTATATAATGCTCTGCAATTTGTATGTGGAACCATTATAAAACTCATGATAAATACCTCCAAGATTCGGGATAATAAAACAAAACGGCATACAAATCTTGCGGAGCAGTTGTTGTTACAGCATCAACATCTATAGTTAATACGCTATCTTTTGCAATTACTGTTGTTGGTGCATCACAAACATTATCTAAATCTGATGTTCCTGTACCTGAAATTGATGGTTTTGTTGTAATTATTGTGTTTCCATCATCATTAATATCTATGGTAGTTGCATTTGTAGCACCGGCAGTTTTTATCCTAACATCCACAGATAATTTTATCAAATCATAATCTGCATAATGAGTCCTGCCTTGATCAGTAGCAACACCAATATATCCCGGTATTATCCATTCCATTTTTTGTGCTCTATAAATACAATATTTCATTGTAGTAAATCCATTAGATAATGAATCACCAACAATATTTATCGTGACGGTATTTGTATCATAACTAGCAGAAATTACCATCGCAGTGCAAAAGGTTGTAGATTCTAACCATTGTAAAATAGTTCCTTTTGTAAATATTTTATCATATTTATTTGTATTGCTTGTATCTGTTATCGTAAATTGTGTATCAGAAATTCTTGTTGGTGTTCCTGGCATTGTTTGCCAAATATAAGATGCCTCTAAAATTGCTTTAGTTTCTGCTAATGTTTTTTTAACAAATGTTCCACTACCAGAAGCAACTAAGAAATCATTTGCTGCTGTTGCCAATGAATGCGCTATATATGCGTGGGTATGCGCAGAATCATAAACTTTGGTTTCACTTCCACCATTAACAATATAATATAAAAGTCCGTCATTCTTAGCATAAACTTTAGTATAATTTGCTGATGGTTCTGCCGGAGTAGCAATTTGTGCTAAAGTTAAACCTGCCGTAAAGCTATTACTACCATCTAATTTTGCATATGAAGCTAGGCTTGCAACTGTTGCATAAATTGAAGTATCTGCCGGATAAATCTTGATCCAAACCGCTGCACCAACTGTAACATCAAAAGCAGTATAAATATTATTATTAGCTAAATCATACCATAAACTTCCAATAGAATAATCATCTTCAGAATCATCATTAACTGTTGGTGCCGTTGCAGCATTCAAATTATGTTTAGCAACCATTACATCTATTGCGTCCCAATTTGCAGTCAAATACGTAATATCAATATAATCTGTGCCTTCTGGTTTATAAAATTTATTTCTTGATGTTTGTAACAATATTATCACCCCAAAAAAGAATAAAGAGAATTTAACTTCTCTTCATTCCGGCTCTTGTTAATTCCTTTTTCATATTTGGTAAAACAACCGAAGCAACCTTTTTACCATCCAAAATTAAATTAGCTGTTAATGTTAAATTTTCCCGAATATCACTTATATTTGATCTAGGAATAGCGGCAACAACACCGCTTAATGACGGCTTTTGTATCTGATAATTTTCTGCCATATTTACAAACATATTAGTTAATTTATTTGGAAGTATTAATTCTTCTCCGGCTTCTCCGGCCAATACTGCTGTTGGTTGTTTCAAATGTGCTCCTTTAGCTGCCCATGCAGGTCTTAAATTTCTACCACCATTAACATTTGAAACAAAATTAGCTAATGTACTTGCTGCTGAAGCAGCACCACTTACAACAGTTGTTGAAAATGTTCTTCCAGCGCCCATTACATCAGATTTTAAAGATGTTGACCCTGCCAATTCAAGATTTCTCTTTTGATTTGCTGTTGAAATTTCAATTGCGTTCTTTTGGTTAGCAGTTGTTTTTTCAACAAATGCCGCAGCATTAGCACCGGCTAATTTAATCTTATGTGATTCATTTGCAGCATTAATTGATGTATTTCCGGCAGAAGTTACAGCAACGGAAAATTTATTTACTGCTCCTTCGATACTTGTATAAAGTGTTTTTCCGCCCTTTGTCCATTCATCTTGTGTAGTTTTTCCAATTACTGCAATTTCTTTACCGGCTTCAGTTAATCCAATTTTAACGGCGTTTCCGCCGTCTTGCGTAAACTGTCCACCAATTTGCGCTCCTATTTGTAACGCATTAGCAGCTATTTGTGAACCACCCAAAAGAACAGCATTACTATTTGCATTCATAGCAGCAACAGCAGCCGGAATAGTCGTAGTAAAAGGTGTTGCTAATTGTGTTGCTATATCAAAAGCAGTTCCTTTTAATTTGCTACTCATCCATTCAGAAGCTTCCTTAGATTTTAAAGATGTATCTTTAGCTGTTTCTATTCCAATTTTAGCTTCTGTTTTTTCTCCTTCAATTCCAATATCTGCCTCATCTTTTGCCTTATCTTCTCCATAATCAATTATTCTTTTTTGTGCTATTACCCATTCCTGCCATTTTATATCTTCAGGATATCTTTCTTCTACCTTTCCGGTTTCTGGATTTGTCCATTTAACTTTTTCTTGAATTCCTGTTTGTTTAACGGCTTCTTCAGTTGCCTTAGTATTTGTTGCAGTATCCTTAGTATTTGTTGCAGCTTCTTTCGTATTAGTATCTATGGATTTAGTATTATCAGCAGTTACTTTTTGTTGTTCAACTCCCTTTTTAGCTTCTTCTAATGTACCATAAAACCATTTCCCTGATGCTTTTTGTTCTGCTGTTAATTCATCAAATTTTCTATTTACTACTCCATTATTTACATCCATACTAGATTTTACGCTTTGAATTGATAAAGTTGTTAATTTTGATCCTCCGGTTATTGCATCAATTTGCTTCTTTCCAACATTAGCAATATCTCCTAATTTATATCCCTGTTCACCAAGAGAATTAATAATTTTTTGTGTATGTTGTATTTCATTTTCGGTACTTCTCTTTTTCCAGGTTATAATTTCACCATTTTGAAATGTTGCTTTTTCTGTATTGGATGCTGTTTTCCCTGTATATGTTACAATTGACGCAATTGCAGGATCAGCTTTAGATGTTGTTGTTGATTGTGTTTTTGCACCGGATACAATTGATCCCCAGTCCGTACCAAGCAAACTTTTAATTGATTCTATTACTGCTGTTGGGTTCATACTTGATAATTTAGTAAGTGATTTAGCTAGAGATTCAAAGAAATCTTCAACTTTTTTCCATGAATCCCCAAAGTTCACAGTTGCTAATGATGTTTTAAATTGTTCAAAAGCTGTTTTAAATGTTCCTGTAATTGTATTATATATTTCCATTAATGCATTCATAACATCAATTTTCCATGTAATAATAGTACTTCCAGCATCTCCCACAAATGTTAAAATTGAATTATATGCATCATCTATATATGGTTGCAGTGCATCAAAAATGCCGCTACCAATTCCCTTTGCAATATCTAATCCGGTTTTCATCCAATCTGAAACAGTACCAAGAGCCTTCTTAATCATATCTGTTAGGGATGAATCTTTATTATTTTCAAATAAACTTTTTATACCATTTATTAAAGCTTCAGCTACACTTTTACCTAAGTTTTCCGGTCCCTTTTCAGATATCCATTTATCCAATGTTGCTTTTATCCAATCCGCTAATTTTAGTGTGCTGTCTATTGTTGCTTTTGCACCATCTGACACCATTTCCATAAATTCTTTTCCTAATGCTTTCCAATCTATTTTTTTTACAGCTTGAACAGCATCTTCAAAAGCTTTCTTAAGTCTATCTACAACACCGGAAAAATCCCCTTCTTGTATCAATTTCCAGCAATCACTTACAACAGATTCTAATCCAGTGAAAGCCTGAGAAGCAACTTTTCCCCATTCTGTATATTTTCCCGGATTTAGCGCAACACCTATTCCGGCTAATCCTGCCACAATTAACGCAATCGGCGCAGCAACCAAAGCAACCATACCAACAAAACTTCCAACTGTTGAAGATACAATAGTTGCCATACTGCCAGCAACACCAATAGCCATAGATGCATATCCCGCAAGAACATTAATAACCATTCCAGCGGTTGAAGCAATGCTAGAAGCAAGCATTCCAGCAAATCCTATTGCAGTTTTTCCAGCCATTCCAGTCATTGATACTAAACTAGAAGTTGCCATTTTTGCATAATTTGAAATTGTTGAAGCAACCATAGATGTAACATTAGCTAAAGATTTTGCTTTAGTAGTTGCCCAAATTTTAATACTTTGCACACTCATATCAGATAAAGAAGCTACAATTCCACTTGCTAAAGTTGCAATGCCAACACCAACCGCAGCCAATCCACCCATTTCTAAAGTAAATGTAAATGCTTCTGCAATCGTAGGGCCAACTTTATCTTTTAATAATTGTAATCCAGGTTCAATAAAAGTCCAAATTGTATCTCCCAAATTTGCTAATTTAGCAACAGCAAATGTAAATGCTTCTGATATCATGTTTCCAACTGATGCCCAATCACCGTTTTTAATTGCATCGATGAAAGCTTGAATTGCAGGTGCACCCGTACTTGAAAACCACTTAAACGTATCAACTAATGCAGGTTTTAAACTTTCTCCAATTCCAATTGCTAAATCAACCGCTGATCCCAAAGCCGTATTAAATGCTCCTTTTAACGTGTCATTCATTAAACCGGCCATCTTTTCAGCAGCACCTTTAGAATTTTCCAAAGAAGTTGTTAGTTTATCAACTTCTGGAGCCATTCCAGCCAAATTATATAATGTATCACCTGTAACACCAAATACCCTAATAAAAGCTGCTGCTCCTTCTCCGGTTTTGTCTGCTTGCGCTTTCATTTTTGCAAGAACATCAATAAAATCTTGATTCTTTAAACTTACATCATTAGTTGATAAACCCATTGCTTCTAATGCTTTTGCTGCTGCTCCTGTTGGTGCAATTAATGTTTGCATACCATCTCTAAGAGATGTACCAACCGTACTTGCGGGAATTCCAATATCTCTTAATTTGCCGATCATTGCTACAGATTCTTCTAGAGATACATTTGCATTTTTTGAAACCGGTCCCACATAACTCATAGTTTCCTTAAAATCTTCCATTCCGGCAGCAGATTTACCGGCAGCAACAGTATAAACATCTGAAATATGGCCCAAATCTTGCATCTGTAAACCATACATATTCATAGTGGAAAGTGAAACTTCAGCACTTGAAGCTAAATCATAATTTGCGGCAGTTGCCAACGATAGAATTGGTGATAAATCAGCAGCAGAAGCTTTAGCTACATCAAAACCTCCGGCGGCTAAATTAGCCATAGCTCCCGCAATTTGTGTAGGATCAAAGCTATTAGTAGAAAGTTGTCCTAACTCCCTAGATAAATCTATAACATGTTGTTTTGTGCTTGTAAAAGCAGCATCCATAGTTGTACCGCTTTGTTGTGCTATCGCTCCTAAATCCATCTTACTTGCAGCATCAGCAGCAGCACTTTCTATATCCATATATGATTTTGTACCAACAGCAGCAACACCGACAAGAGCCGCGCCAGTTGCAGCAACACCAACCGCAAGAGTTTTAGCAATTCCCATCCCTAATGCGGTTGCTTTATTTGTTAATGAACTTCCAAAAGAATCAAACTTTCCTTCGGCAGATTTTAAACCAGAATCAAAATTAGAACTATCTAAACTTAATTTACCTTGAACTTCACCAACCGTAACCGGCAAAATATCACCACCTAAAAATAAATATTTATATTTTATGTCCCAAAAGCTCAGCTTGTTTTTTTGCTTCCAAAACCTTAGTTTCCCTTAAACTTAAATTATTATCAGATTTATTTTTCTCTATTTTCGGCAGATAATTTTTAAGGTCTTTCAATTTTCCACCAAAGAGTAATCCCACAAAATTAACAATCTTCCATGCAAGAATTACAATACCATTATTTTTTTCTAAGCTATATTCAAAAACATACATGTTAAATTCTGCAAGTGTCATATGCATAATTTCATCAGGTTTTAATCCTAATGAAAAACCCATCTTTAAAATATTTTTATAAGAAAAAGGTAAAGAGTCGGAAGTTACTGATTTTGCGGTGTTGCTTCCTGCTTCTCCGGTTGCCTCACCGCCTCCCGAAAACCTACCCCAATTCTCGCAGCCTTACTAATTTCTCCCATAAAATTAGCCTGTTTTGTGGTGAAATCTTGCGCTGTTGTAACACCTTCCATTAAACTAAAGAAATGCTTTTGTAACAATGCTTTAGCATCATTAAGATTAAGTCTGGTATCGATTTTCTCAAATCTATTAGCTCCATTAATTCCATGCATAAGCATCATAGCCATTTCTCGAATATCGTAAGGTGGATCTAGCAGAGTGAAGAAAGATTTTTTTCCGCCTAATCCCATTGCCATCAGTTCTAAATTTTGCTCAATGTCTGCCATTGCTTCAACATCAAATCTTAGTTTTGTTGGGTTTCCCGCTATTAATATACTATAGGTTATATCATCCATCATAATTTATCCCCATACTTTTTTATTATCTTCTTTCATAGAATTCTTTGTATTTATAGCTTTTGGTTCATATTTTATAATATTATCATTATTTTTATTATTGATAGTATCTATTTCTTCTTTGGTGTAAACTTTGCCGGTTTCCTTATTTCGTTTAACTATCTTTCCGCAACATGAACAAGTACCATCTTCATTTATCATACCTTACCATCTCCTCAAATTTTAACTTTCATCTACCAGAATGATATTTAACCTTGATTCAAAAAAACTATGCCGTTTATGAAAATATAAAAAATAATTTTAAAAATAATATTATATTATACAATTGTATATAATCTATTTTTTATAAGATATTCTTCATTATGTTTTATCATATCTTTTGCTATCATATCAGATAATTTCTTTTTGCATATACCTATTCTAATATTAAGATTATAACTAATATCAAAAATTGATGATTGCCCAAATTCTTTGATATAATTATATATGGTATTTTCTAATTTAATATCACGTAAAATTGTTTCTGCATGTAATTTACGTAATCTATGATCATTATTTTTTTGTTTAATTTTTGCATATTCTGAAACATAACTTTGATTATCTTCAAATATAGCTGTTAAATAATTATTTATTTCATTACATTCATTAGTTATAAAATTATAATTATTTATAATAATATCCATATTAAAATTATTAAACCATTCACCATGATGTTTATATTTATATAATATTTCATGAATTTGTTTTTCAATTACAAATATAGCTTTTTTACTTGTAGGTATATATCCTAAATATACAAGTTTATTTGAATTTGATCCTTGTAATAATTTTAATCTAACTATTATATTAGTTGATAATCCAACTTTTATTAGATTTATATCTGGCTGGTTAATAAAATATATTCCTATCAAATTCATTTAATCACCTAATAACAGATGATATAAGTTATATATAAACATTATGGGAATGATTTAATTTATTTATCTTGGTCTAAAATAAAGCTTTCCATGCCCGCTTAAACTTAACGATTGTTTTACTACATCCTCAGGATTTAAATCACCGCTAATATCCTCAATAAATACGTATCCCTCCCATCTAATATCTGAAGAATATTTTGCATATATAGTTAGAATTAGTGGAAGTTTTGCCGCCTTAATTGTGTAATAATCGGCAGGATCTAAACCACCCGTTAAATGCGCATGTTCATAATTTGTTACAATACCTAAACCTGTTTCTGTTGATTTTTGTTTTGCCACAAGATGCAAAGCAATAAATTCAGGATCAAGATTTAATGCATTAATAACATCTATTGCAGTTGATGTAATTGCCGGGACCACTGTTGATGCTGGCGTAACTACAATAGCATTACCTGAAATATCTATACTTAATGTACTTTCACCAACAGCCGGAGCGATTTCAAAGCTAATATCATTTCCGGCAACACCGCCTACCTGATGCTCCAATAGAATGCTGTTATTGCTTCCGCTTTCCATTGTTGCCTCAAGAGCCGCGCAAATTCCAGCATAAAATACATCAGCATTCATGCTAAATTCTTGAATAGTCGGATATTGCATTTTTGCAGAATCACCAATACAAGTTATATCTTTCATAATATTTTTATCAGATATTTTAGTTAATGAACATCCGTACATTTGTGTTACATCTAAATAAGTTCCTGTTGCACATCTTACTAAATCGGTTGCTCCGATTGCAGTATTTAATACAACTCTTCCACCCGGATATTGAATTTCTTTAATATCAGTTAAAGCAACCCATGAACCTTCGCCGCCTACTTGTTTTTCAAATGTTGGTACAACTCCCAACTTTAGATATCTTTTTGCAGCAGCAGTAATTTCATAAACCGTATAAGCTACATTTCCATTTTCAATATCAGAAACATGATTCATTGCTTCATTTGATAACGCGCTTCCTGTCCCATTTGCTCTATCAACTCTTGCATAATATCCCGGTAATGGTGTTAAACTCATATTATCACCTCATAAAAATTCGATAAAAAAATAAGGGAATATGTTTAAGTAAATACAGCAGCATCATGAGAAGCAATTGTTACAGATGCTTTAGAAACATCTGACGGTTCTAATGAAAACTCTATACTTTCTACATATCCCCCGGCACAAGCATAATACTTAGTTGCAGTTACATATACCCGATAAGGCAGATTTGTCTTATTTGCTTTTGATGCAAATAAAGCAGATTGGCCGCTATCAGCAGCATCATAAGTGATATCAAATGAAAGATTCCATTCTTGAATTGTCGGATACTGCATTTTTGCCGTATCTCCCAGGCTTGTTACATCTTTCATTTGCGTTTTATCTCCAAATTTTGCGTTACTAACTCCGCCTATAACAGTAGAAGTATTAATTTTAATTGTGCCGTTTGTCGCGCCGGTTGGTGCTAATGTCATTTTATCATCTCCTAAACATATTTAACAGTAATATTTATACTAAAATAATATCTGTATTTTCCGCTTCCTGTATTCGTCTCTTCTTTTTCCAAGAAAATTGGTTCGCCTTGATCGCAAAAACAACTTATAAAACCGCTTATTGTGGCATTATCCAAAGCTGTATAAATTGAATTTGCTAAAGTTAAACCAGTCGAAAAGGCCAAATTTCTAACCAAAATTGTAATATGGGATTCTTTTATGGTTGAAGCATCTCCTATAAATCTTGAAGGTGGTGGACCTGATGCTTCCATAAGGAGCACCGAATTATCACCCCCCATTATTCCCCAATTGTAGCAAAAAAGATTTGTATCTTCCACTAAGCTTAATCCCGCTGCTGCCAAAAATGAGGAAACAATTTCAATCGCATTACTCATAATATCCCCCTAAATCGTAACATTAAACTTTCTTAAAAGTTGTATATTATCTTCAGTTAGATTCATTAAAACCCCATTTGCATAAATGGGATATAATTTAACTCCGGTAATAGGTGAAATATTTTCGTTATAAAGTTCGCAGAAACATAACCAATTTTCGGGATTATCGATATCTTTCGGCATACTTAAATTATAGTGTTGCCATTGGGAAATATTACCTATTGCGGTTTGTAAGCTGATTGTTAAAGGTTTTCCAGAACGTGCATCAACAGCTCGTGCATAAAATTTCCCATTTCCTTCAATATCGAAAACAGAATCATAAGAGACTATTCCATCTTCATCAGTATGGATATAACCAATCATTTCACCATCGAAGTTTTTAATATTAGTCATTCTTACTTCTTGGCTTGCTGTTCCCGCTTCCTTATTTCTATATTCAATCCTATCAGATCGTTTTCCTGAAGCATTCACAATATTAGCCTTAATCTGGTAATCATAATTACCTTTTGTATCTTCTGTTCGCTTATCCTGATATTGGTAATTATCTGCTTGATCTACCATTATCCTCCCATATTGATATGCTGAAAGTGTTTCGCTATCAACTTTTCCATCTCCAGAAAATTTATTTTCCAATAGCAAATCACCGCTACAAATTCCACAAGAACTAAATAAAATTGCTATTGAACACAAAACTACGATTACCATAAAAAACCATAAAACGAATTTCTCAAAACTTGTTAATTCCTTAATCACTTATTCACCTTCTTAACAAATAGGTATTTGAATAATAGCAAAATAAAACAAAGATAACATAAAAGGAATATTCATTTAACCACCACTTTCTAACTTATCTTTGGTTTCTCTTTCCTTAAAATACCAATTAATACATAACGGGAAAGCTGTTAAAATCGCGCCAAATAACGTAGTTAATAAAGTAATAAATATCTGATCTAAAACAAGCCCTTTGATTGCAACAATTAAAGCAATTCCCATAATACCACAGATACCAAATACAATAATAGCAAGCATGGAAAGAGTTATTAAGAATCTGGTATTTTTAATTTCATCAGTTAGTAGATTCATTTCATCGCCTCTTTAAGACTTTCATCAATTATTTTTTTACTCATCTGGTTAAAGGGATCTTGTAAATATTTTGCTTTTCCTACCTTATGGTGATAATCCATTCTCTCATGTTGCACTACTGCATATTTTTGTGATGGTCCTTTCCCAAATCCAATTAAAATATTATCCCCATCTCTTATAACATTTCCAGAATCCCGCAATGGTCCATTCTTAACAGGGCATTGTGCTTTAGCTTCTGGTAACATCTCCGACATTGTTTTAGCTTCAATCAGATCTAAAGCTTTCTTTTTTACATTTGGCCCATAATTAGAATCCCATGAGGAAAAAGTTTTTTTAATAAGTCCCATAAAATCCCTCATGTATAAATTATAGTTGAATAAGCTACATTAAATTCTTTAGTGAATCTTATAAGCTTAATATTCATAGTTTCCCCATTATAAATAACAACATCCCCAATATCTACATCAATATTACCATCAATATAAATCTGCAAATTAGAAATGTAATTTTCCCCATTGTTAAGCTTTATTTCTTTTATTTCCTGATTGCTAAAACAATCATATGAAACAGCAGCAGCGAAAGTTATTTCTCCGTATTTATTGGTTGTAGATTTCTTTTTTATTTGGCAGCTATCAACCAAGAATTCTTCAAAATCATTAACAAGACTCATAAAACCACCCTTTACACATAATCAAATTGGTTAGATGTAAATCTTGAAATTGCTTCAGAGTCTCCGCTTGTAGGTGATGCAATAGCATAACCACCACTATTATATCGTTGCTGTAATTCTCCTTTAAGCTTAATGAAATGGTCTTGTAAATCTGAATAATTAACTGATTGATCAGCAATCTTTTTTGTAACCTTTAGTCCAAAGGTTGCAATTAATGCATCGCAAGCCATGATTGCCGCTAAAATTATTATATCATTGGCTTCATCCAAGAAATAAGAAATTTCAGCATCAGATAAAAAATAAGGGATAGTTTTATCTCCTATCATCAATCTTACAATCGAAACATTATCTGAAGTGATAGTTGTATCTGTTCCGCTTCCTACCCAATCACTCATGCAATCACCTCAATATCTGGATTTGTAAACGATTTTAGACTTTTTCTTCTCCAAATATATACAGTAGTTCCAACAGGCAAATTGAAATAAAATATGTGTTTCCCGTTATCGTTTGTATATCCTCTATTTGCTATTTCATGCAATCCATCACTATCTGATGTTGCCCATACTTCGCAATTTGGCATGGGTGTTAATCCATCAACTTCATAAACTGTATAAGTCTTTGCCAGTGCTCCGGTTATTCCACCTGGCCCTAACTCTAAAGCATTTGCAGTAAATCGTTTAAGTACTCCATCAGTTTCAAGCATTCCATTAAGATAATTTGCAATTACTAAAATTGAAGCTATATCAGAATTTGATGGTGTGGTATATCCAGCAGCCGCCAACCTAGTACTTATTGCAGTATCAATTCTTGCTAATTCTGTTGCAAGTTCAATTCTAACTTGCGCCGCTATTGTTGCAGCACTTGGAGCCGCTGCCGGTAAATCATCAACCATTGCAATTTTAGTACTTCCTTCAATATCACCTAAAGAAATATCATTCAATGCATTAATCAAAGCTGTTAAATCACCTGCCGTTTGTGATGTTTCATTAATTTTTGAAACATTAATATCTAATAAATCAGAACCTACTAAAGAATCATAAACATTTGCAGGATAAACAAAGAAATCTTGCCAAACAGGTAATGCGCCGCTTTTTTGAATCATAACTCTAAGTGTACCTACCGTATTTACATCTGTTGTATCAAGAGGTATATCATAATTGCCTGTTTCATCATGAGTACCACCTGCCGAATTATGACTTTGCGCATAATCCCCACCATTCTTTGTTATTCTAATATCTGCTTGTGCAATTGTTAATCCTGTTTCTGCGCTTTTTCCATCTCCATCATCCACAAATGGTCCAGCTTTCCATACGAAAGCGGTATTTTGTTTCAAAGGAATTATGCCTGTCATAGAATCATCCCATCATTTTGAAGAACATGGCCTGGCGAGGGCACCCGGTGGACGGAAGTTCGCCCCATCCCGCTATAGCCCAATCACGGCCAGTGTATTGGTAATCGTATCCGGGAGAGGATACAAATGAAAAAGTCGAAAATGTACGAGATATACCACGACGCGCTATGCCCGCTCCTACCCAGTCCTTTTCGCCAATGGCATCCGAGTTGCAAATATGCGCTAGCCAATAATACGTTCCTGCAATTATTGAAATATTAGCTATTGGAATATAATTCCATCCAGATACAATTGCAGTCGAGCCAATTTGTGCTAAGACATTGCCGATATCACCGGCATTATCGGAATAGATAGCGACCTTTACATCAGCAGCACGATCCGATTTAATAGCGATATTTTTTAAGGTCCCGGTGGCCACGGCTTGGCATTTATCATATCTATCATAATTCCGGCCCGCAGGACGCCACTCAACTTCATATTCGTGCCCAACTAGCTTGGTATCTGCCATGATTCATTCTCCCACGTTATTGATCCTGCCAAGAGACATATCAAAATAAAAATTAAAATGCTCACGGCACCGTCCCCTTCACCCACCAGCCCACTGTTCCCGCTGGCGTTATGATGGTCTCGCCCTCAAGGACATCGGCGGCTGCCACCACTGCTATTGCCACCTCATCCCCGGATGTAGCGCCGACGGATGCAAGAGAAGTGATATAATAATCTTGCAATGTTAACTTGTGAATGCCATTGACGTAAAACCGGAAGATGTAGGTCGCTTCAGGCGCATTGGCCCAAACGTTACCATTTCCAATACCTAATCCCGTTGGCTTAACTGGCAAAACAATTCCTGAAGGTAAACTATCCCCTGATATCGAAAGCCATTCTATTTTTTCCGCCTTAATTAAATCTGCTAAAACTTGTTTTAGTTGAATTTCTGAAATTTGAATTCCCGCAAAATTAGACAAAATATCCAAAACAGTATCAAAATTATAATTACATGGTATAATAGCTTTAATTTTATCAACAATACCAATATTTTCAAGATAAGACGTTAAATCGTCCCTAGATAAAATAATATTAGACAAATAATTACCCCCTTAAAAATTCATTTCAGAATTTCGACATCTAAATCAAAGGTAAAGCTTTTCCCCGCGCCGCCAGCAATAACATATTTAGCTCGGAGTATCCCGGTAATTGGTCCCTTTCTTAATGTTGCTGCTGCCATTGTTGCATCTGCTGGATTATGGAAATCTGCCGTAACATCTTCATTAAAATTCAAAGATGCAATTTCAACTTTAGCACCACCATTACCCAAAACTTGCGTGAAATGTACTAGATCATCCCAATTGCCTTTTATCTTTTGCTGAATGTAAACGTCTAAAGTATCACCAACTAAAGACGCTGCTGCCGTTACATTAAGTGTAAATAACGCGCCTCTAGCACCTTGAAACAAATTCTGTAAATTGGTTTCTGTTCCGGTTGCTGATGCTGTTCTTGCTGCACTTGTAAGTAATGCAGGATATCCCATAAAATCACCACCTAAAAATAAATTGAGAAATCAACTTATCTTTAAGCTGACTTCTGGAATAGTAAGAAGAATTGCATCTTTCCCGCGCTTCTGGTATTTGCTACATCATCCGGTGTATAAGCGTAGATATGATCAGTTGCAGCAATATCAACACCACCAGCAACAGGATTAATAGCTCTAGTGCATCCAACCCAATTAGATAATCCTTCTGTAGTATTTGCCAATGTAACTGTTATTGTATCTGCAATTGGAGTAGTACCGCCAGCCGTCTTACTTAGTGTTAAAACTGTCGTAGCGTCTCCGTTAGCTTGTGCTTGCGTTAGCTGACAATAACCACCAATAAGAGTACCCTTAAATCCAAGTGCTCCTAAATCAACATC